TTATCACGATATGCAATAGAGATGATAGGGTGATTCGCTTGCTCTGGATGAGGGAAGCCGTCATCAGATGCAACCTCGATATCGATGTTACCAATGCGAATGTACTTTAGATTGTATTTGATTGTGCTAGGATATGCTTCTGCTAGAAACTGTGCAACAAAGTTAGCATTACCATACGTCTTGAAGTTATCAACGTCTTCATAGCGTTTAGCGAAGTCTTGTGCTTCTGACATAGACTCAAATTGCATAGGCTCGACTGGGATACCGTCAAATGAAGTCCACTCGCTTTTCTTATTAGATGGGAGAAACATCGTAGGTTTGAATGGAACTTTTTTATGAATGCGATGGCCATGTGAATCGTAGCCACGAAACAGAATCTTGTTACCTAGGCGATGTACAGATGTGTAGAAACTCAATTGTCACCTCTTGATTGTCATAAATTACTGGTGAATTGTACATTATATAGAATGCTTTTGTCAAGCGAAAAAGGGGTGCTTTCGCACCCCCAAAGTTAGATAATGATTGAAGAATCTCTAGTAATGATCTTACCAAAGACTTTTTGCCACTGCTCTCGCAGGTCCTCGTGCGGTTCAATTACATACATCACAAACTTTGCATCAACACTTAACTTATCAGTTTTAGCGTATGGGAGGTAAGGGGCTAACCCAATAGAGTTTTGTTGTGTTGGTACAATAAGCGCTAGGTCTTCTAGCGTATATAGATCACCTTCTACACTAACCTTACATAGCAACTCTTCACCAGTAGATAGGCGAACAATTTTTGGATCACTCATATTATATTCCTTGTAGTTTATCTAATACATATTCAGGTGCTGATACCTCGTAAGGATCAGTTGGGCAGTTGTGCATACGACCATCTTCTGCCCATAGTTTCTTCACTTCAAGATTATCAACAAGCATAGCATAGCGCCAAGAACGTGCACCAAATCCTAAGTTACCTTTTTCAACAAGCATACCTAGTCCGTGTGCAAACTCACCGTTACCGTCAGGCAGCATCTTTACATTCTTGATGTTTTGTGACTTTGCCCACTGATACATTACAAAAGCATCGTTGACAGATGTACACCAGATTTCATCGATACCTTGTGCAACGAAATCGTCATACAGTTCTTCATAACCCGGAAGTTGTGAGTTAGAACAAGTTGGTGTGAAAGCGCCAGGCAGACCAAAGATAATGACTTTCTTTTCTGAGAAGATATCTTTAGTTGTCTTGTACACCCACTTGAATGGGTTATCACCTTCAATTGATTCGTCACGTTCACGCATGTAAAACATAAAGTCAGGTAGTAGCATAAAGTAAATTTCACCTCATATTATAATTAAAGTAGGGCTAAGCATTACACCTAGCCCATTTGCTTGATCGTTGCTTGATTGTTACTCAGAAAGAAATTCTGGTTTTGACGTAGAACCACCAATTTGGATAGTACGTGGCTTTTTCTTTTCTGGGATTACATTTTCAAGTGTAACAGAAAGAATGCCGTTTGTCAAGTCAGCACCAATAACTTCAACGGTGTCAGCAAGCGTAAACGTGCGTTTGAAGTCACGTGTACCAATGCCTTTGTGAATGTATGAATCGGGCGATTCATCACGCTTAGATGAACCCTCAACCACTAGTACACCATCTTCTACTGAAATAGACAGTTCTTCACGCTCAAAGCCAGCAACTGCTACTTCTACACGATATAGATTTTCATCTGCTTTAATGATGTTGTACGGAGGATAGTTTTGTTGGTTTTTGTTAATAGAATGCATCTTATCTAGAATGCGATCAAAGCCAACAAAGAAAGGGTCTTGAGGAAGTTGTGTAAATGTCATAATTGTATCTCCTTTAAATTAAGCAAGATTTGCGTGAACCCATCTGGCGTTCACGCTTTTATTTATATGACTTATAGAATACCAGTGCTACCAAAGCCGCCAGTTCTATTAGTCTTTTCGACAGGCTCAACGTCTGTCACTTCGATAGAGACTCTTACGTTCTCTACCAGTTCGCCTTGTGCTACTCGCATACCATCTTCGATATCGAATGGCACAAACGAATTACTAAACAGCATAACATAAGTTTGCTGTACATAGTCAGCGTCTACTACGCCTTCGCAGTTCGCTACAGTAATACCGCTTTTCAACGATAGACCAGAGCGAGGATGAATGCGTAGAGACTGAGTTTCATCTAGATCAAAGATTAGTCCCGTAGGCACTAATACCCTGTCACGATGATAGATTGTAACTTTACCGCCTACTACTTTGCGTTTAGATTTGACGTTACTCTGATTGTAAACAGTGATTTCATCACCTTCACGTAAGCTAGCTTTTAAGTCAAAGCAGGCAGCCCAATCACTACCATACTCTGGTAAATGCGCTTCTTCAAATAGTTTATAACATGACAAAGTTTTCTTCATTTCAATCCTTACTTTTTCTTACCAATGCTGTATTTTGCAACTAGCTCCCATTCGTCTTTGTCTTTGAATGGTAGAATCTTGATTTGTGACATAGGCGCCACTGGCTCTTTAATTTTATCAGCTTCTACTAGCTTTAGCAAGCCCCATTCTTGAAGCAAGTTGACAATTGTGTTTCTACGTGCTTGATCTTCTTCTGAGAAGTCATTAATCTTACCATCAAGCATAAACAGTTCTTTAAAGTGTACGATGTAGTACTTACCTTGCTTATGTAAGATATGGCACGATTGATATAGTTTTCTATCTTTTTTTGAGGCAATGCCGATGCGGGTTAGAGTCTCTTTAATCTTTAGGAAACTCTCTTCATTTGGTAGCTCGACCTCCACGAGTTTTTCAATCATTTCTGAATACCACCTGTCTCTTGTTGTTCTCTTATCATGTTCAATTGTTCACTGGACAACAAAGAAAGATAGTCTTTGCCAATAGTTGGGTTACACTTATAGTATTCGCATACCATTTCCAAGTCTTTGTCACCAGCATTCTTAACCCATTTTGCATATCGCTTCTTAGGTCTAATACTATTTAGTAAAAACTCATACTGAGGACGATTGTCGAGATCATGGTATTGATTCATTAAATTAGCATGTAGTATAGTGTCAACGTGGTATGATAACGCATTGTTAACAACCCATGCATTGTAGCCTTTCTCGGCTAGCGTGTCATTCTCACTGTCACGCATTAGATTCTTCTTATTCTGTGTGATAGAGTTTACATAATCAAACGGGTTAGCCACTTTCTACCTCACTGTCTTCTTTCAAATATTCTTCTTCACACTTTTCACACATATATGCTGTACCAACTTGATCGTCAGCATAGCGATACTTGATTTCAGCAGGTCTATCTGACTTAATCTTAGCATCGCACATTAGGCATTTCTTCTTAGGCTTCAGGAATGGCATCGATCAAACTACTCCAAGTTTTTAGCTTTTCTTTCTTGACACCAGAACGCTTGTAAATTGCTTCTTCTGTAATCAAGCCATAGTCTATCATAAGATCGATCATGCAGTAAACATCACCAACTTCTTCTACTAGCTTGTTCTTCTGCTCTACGCTGATATCACCAAAGTCGTTAAACATGCGAATGGTCTTCATGCAGACTTGAGTAAGTTCGCCACACTCTTCGGCTGTGATTGCCATTAGTTCTTGTAACTTGTTCATTTCCAATCAACCTCTGCCATTAGTGTAGCAAGTGCCGCAACACGATTGATTTCTGAGTTAGCAACAAATGCTTCTTTGTACTGATATTCAGCAAGAATTACGATAGCATCCGCTACGCTTTGAGTGCTTGAAATCTTAGTCGGTAAAATGTCATATAGTTGACGATACAGTACGGCAGAATCAACATCAGTATTCTCAGCAACCCATTTGCGTACTTCTGTAAAGTTACGCTCTTTCATTAGATTGATAAGGGTTGTGATATTGTCTGTTGACTTATTAGCTAGTACACCAGCGTCAATGCGACCAGTAGCAGAGTAACGCTGTAGTTCATTAAGGACTCGGCGCCAATCAGGAAAGTGGAGTTGCACAAGTTCAGCCACAGTCTTTTGATCATATTCAATACCTTCTTTCTCTAGAATGTTACAAGTTCGCTTGAAGAATTGCGAAGCAAGCACAGGCTTTTCAGATTTTGGAATGTTAAACTCAATCACGCTACAACGTGAGTGAAGGGGTTCGATGATTCGATTCTTGAAGTTACAAGTAAGAATGAAGCCACAGTTTTTGCTAAACTCTTCCATGAAGTTGCGTAGTGCAGGCTGAGTAGAGTTAGCGTTTAAGTAGTCGGCCTCATCTAAGATTACATACTTACGACCGCCTGTGAATGATACAGAAGATGCAAAGTTTGCAATCTCAACACGTAGCGTATCGATGTTACCATTCATAGACCCGTTGATAATGATGTAATCTGCACCAATCTCTTCAAGCATTGCTTTAGCGATAGTAGTCTTACCTACACCAGCTCGGCCTGATAGAAGTAGATTAGGTACGTTGTCTTGATCGACAAATTGCTGAAATGTTTGTTTCAGTTCTTTTGGTAGGATAGTATCAGATACTTTGGCTGGACGGTATTTTTCAACCCAAAGATAGTTGTCTTGCATGTTCATAACCTCATAATATAATAGTGTAAAGATTGTAGCAAAAAGAAGGGGGCTTTGCAACCCCCTTCATAGGTTATGTTATTCTGCGGCTTCTTCTGCAACCTCTTCAGTTGCTTCTGCACCCTCTTCACCTGCTTCACCTTGAGCACTCTGTAGGAATGCAGCAAAGCGATCACGAACGGTGCCTACAGCACTCATTTCTTCACCACGAATGGCGCCACGTTGTACACAAGCATCGATTACTTGTAGTGCCGCAGAAATGTCTTGTAGAGTTAGGCCTTGGTTTTGAACTTGTTCAGTCATAATATTGCTCCTTATTAGCGAGATTCGATTGCAATCCAGTATTGTACTTTGTCAGATTTAAAATGAGCCATACCTTTAGAAGACAAAGCAACTTCATAATCGGTTGGCATTAGTTTTAGGTTTTCAGTCTTAATGACCATTGAGAAATCTTCTGCATCAACGTCTTCTGCGACAACTACGCTATACGTATCAGCAGTTGGATTCTTACTATCAACAGCAGATAGTGTAATAGTATTTTCAGTGCATGTAAAGGCAATTTCAGGTAAATTTAGTACGCCTGCCGCACGGATAACACCTTCGATATCAGACCAAGAGATATCCATCGTTGCTTCTGGGTTAGGGACAACGATATCTTTGTCTGGTGGAGAAACGATCATGTTCTCAGAAGTGTATGTGTACTTGAGACTGCTACGATCACCTTTAATGTTGAATTGATTGTCACCAAACACAACATCTGGGTCATTGAACAGATTCAGAGTAGCTAGAAAACGTGATACATCATAGACGCCTGCTTGCTTATCAATAGTCTCTGATACAGTAGCGGCTGCCATGACTGTTTTCTGTGGAGAGATAGTGCGAATAACTTGCCCTGGTTTGAAGATAACACTAGGGTTGATAGCAGAGAAGTTTTTCAAAACACTTAGAGTTTCATTGCTGAATTTCATTATTAAGTCACCTTTACAATTAATATAAGCCTTTGAGGCTGTTCAAGTTCGTAGTGTTATTTATACTCGGTTCATTGTCTGTTGTCAAGTAATTTTTTCTATTTGATGATTTATTTGCACCTGGAGTAGCTTGTATCTGTGCTAGATGAGGCAAACTACCACTAAAGACATATGAACCAATATGCTTAGATTTCATCCAAGGGCACATCCATATCTTTAGACCGATCTTACGTGCATACTGACTAAACATATAGTCTTCTGACAAGTAGCGCTTAGACTCTGGATCAATCACACAATCAAAGAATGCTGTAATCTCACGTGTACCGTCAAAGTGCTTTGTACGACCGTGGTCTGGTTTGTACTTCAATTCAGGATACGCTTCACTATACTTGATTAGAGCCTTCTTGTCAATCATCATAAAGCCAGTTCCACCTTCTGCAATCTCAACTGGCTCATCGACACGAAAGGTTTTGACACCTTTAACAGTATTGAATACGTAGTCACCAACATAGTTCTCAAGATCGAATGGGTTGTCAACTTTACCTTGCTCAACAGCCATCTTCACTTTCTCCCAAGAGATAGTTTTCTTAGGGTATGGACCAGTGACGATATCATAGCCTTTATCACTGTCGCATAGATGTAGCAGAGTCATAACGTTACGTGCATCAAAACCAATATCACTGTCAATAAACAACATATGGGTAGAGTCACTACGCAAGAATTCATCTACGCAATAGTTACGTGCTCTTGTGATTAGAGACTCATTAAACAAGAAGTAGTACTTAATGTCAATACCCATCTTACCACAAAGCAGAGTTAGATCATTTGTTGCTTTAGTATACATACCTGCACACTGACCACCGTACATTGGCGTAGCGACAAACAATCTTTTCTCTTTAAGTTTTTCTAGATCGATTTCAATCTTCATTATATTTTCTCTTAGTAGCCTCGAACTTTTCAGCTAGTTCTAGTTGCTCTTTAATCCACTTAGCAGACTGCTTTGCGCTGAATGCTTCAGTTGCAACTTTAGGCATACGATCATCTTCACCGATACCACGAATAACAGAAGCGCTCAACATCATAGCTGAAGCCATAATCATACAGACTTGGTGTAGACCCGAACCATCTGCGCCATCGTCATAGTTATGACCACGTTCAAAGTCATCAATGTGGCGCTTAAGACTATCGATCATCTGTTGCCAAGGAAGACCTTTCTCCCAGTTACGATCTGCATACTTCTTAGCACCATACTCTAGTGAGGCAGCGCCAGCAGCAAGAGCTTCTAGCGGTAGTTGACGAAAGTATGGTACACCAAGAGCTTCACGCTGAGCACCAGTCTTAGATGCATTGTATTTAGGTATTTCATTCATCCAATGATCTGGATCAACTTTATCAGTATCGTCATAAAACGCTCTGGGAACACCTGGTTCATGGTCATCAGCTAATCGATTGTAATATGCTCTAGCCACTGAGGACCACTCTTCGGGTTTGGCGTCATCAATACTTTTGATTCTATCACTCATTATCTTTCAACCTGTTCTAAATCATTCTCGGCACGACAAATAGCTTGAAGTCTTAAGATATCTGCGGCAACATCGTGTGTACTATCGTGACCTACAAATGCTTCTTTCCAATATGCTTCATCTGCAACTGGGACAAAGCCACTTCGTGTGCTGAAGTCAAATTTAGCATCGATGTATGTGCGAATGTCACGTATGCGCCACCACTTCAAGTATTCATTCATAAGAAGATGTTGATCAAGCTGGTTCATCACACGTTCAAGCAAAACTGGATCAAACGAGTTACCACGTGACCACCAGTAATTGATCTTACCCACACTTCTTAGATAAGAGAATATATTAGCAGAAAACTCTTCTATTGTCAAGTCATCTGGTTTAGGTAATATCTTTTTCTTAGCTTCTTTTGATTGCTTTCCCCACCAAGCTAGATCATCTTTAGTATATGAACAACCACGTGCAACTTGATCAGCAACAGAAAGTTTATCTGTCTGTACTTGTGCGGTAAGTTCTTCAAAAGAGTAAGGATCACTAGTAAAGCGATCCCAGTCAAACGCTACATACGCAACGTCAATGATAGGGCATTTCATAACGTTCTGCCCTATCGTTTCAAAGTCAAGAATAAAATCTTGATTCATGCAGCCTCCAAAGACTCAAGGAATTGTTTCTTATATTCATGTGCATTCATATCTTGCATACGACGGTTGTGCTCTGCACTAATTACAACCAAGTTACTGTAGTCAGTTTTACCACCTTTTGAGTGAGGTATAATGTGACCACCTTGTGCGTCTTTCATAGTCAAAGGCTCACCAGATACCCAACAAGTGTAGTCTTGCTCCATAAGCTTTAGTTCAATGTCTTTTCGATTGAAAGTACGGTTCTTATCAAGCCCAATAACAGTAGCTTCTGTCAAGTCCATGTATTCTAGCATCCACTTGATAGTGTTGTCAAACTTGAATTGGGTATTGTGCTCACCCAAGTGCTGATTGAATGCTTCAACAATGGTTCGTGTGTCATCGTACACATCAATCTTCAAACGCTTTGGATTTCGTGGATTGAATAGCTGAAACACACGATCAAATTCACGGGCAAAAGCATCATAGTCATTCACTCGGAAGTCACCATTTGTTTCTTTAAAGTAGAAGAACAAACGATAGAGCATGACATATCGACCTTTAGTGATACCTTTGTTCACTACTGACTTATAGCTCTGTGAACATTTCAAAATGAAATCTAGGCACTCTTTAAGCTTCTTGCCAATTTTGTTAACTTCTTTCTGATCTAGATTTGCATCTTCATACATTTCTACAAGCTTTTTGTTTGGTGAAACGATAGCTTTTTCACCTTTGTAAATCATGTATGTAATACGTGATACAGTTTCTTCAATAGCTAGTCGATCATTGTTGAAGTCAAGGTTGATCAAAGCTTTCTTCTTACTACGACCACTTTCTTCAAATAGAGCATGTGGAGTTGTTGCAGTCTGCGGAATGATGCGAACAGCTTCACGAATCAGGTTAGCGATTGGCATATCACCGTATGAGTTTAGAGTCTCTTGGAAGTTGACTTCAGTGATATTGTTGACTTCACGAAATATTTCACCTTTCTGCTGATTAGTCAATGGACCATAGATAACAAATCGCATTGGGTAATTCAACAACCATTCACGCTCTTCTTTAGTCAATTCATTGACGTACTTCTCACCTACAATAGAAGATTTGTGTGTTGGAAAGTCGCCATTCAAGAAGCCAATTATTGTACGCTTACGATTACCACCATCAATTGATTCATACTCGTATCGACCTTCAGGCTCTTCACAAATACGAATCTCACCTATATCACGACCACGCAAGATACAATCGATGATACTCTGCTGTTTAGATGGCTCAGATGCGCCTATTGGATTCGGGGAAACGTCTGGTCGCTGAGTGACTGGATTACAGTCAATGCTCAAACGCATAGCCCAGAACTCACGAATGTTCATTTGCTTGAGTGTCCAAGTAGGTGCTTTAGGCGGTGGTAGTATCATAACGTATCTCTCTCAATTATCAACTTACTTTACTAATGTAACTTAGTAGTGTGTTAATGTCAAGGGTTTTATGCAAGATTTAGATTTGCGATTCGACCACGTAGAATTCGATGAACATGCTCAATGATTGCACGAACACGAATAGCAGTTATCTCAAACTCTTCTGCGATTCTAGCGTATGGCATATCATATGCATAATGAGCAACAAATATCTCGATGTTGCGCTCTACTTTTTCAGCGTCTTCTTTTTTAGCTTTACGTAGGTATGCTTCAAAAAGTTTTTCGATGATCATTTTGTTTTCAGCGATATGCATAATTAATCTCTCTTCTCAACACTACAAAGACATAGTAATCGATAAGAAGAGAGATTGCAAGGGCTTAAACAAAATTATTTTATGGCAATTGCACCAACAAACAAGTGATTCTGCCAGAAGGTTTGAACTGAATTGAAGCCCGCTGTTGATAGCATTTCGTTCAACTCACTCCAAGTATTTGGTTTGAGCATACTACGTAGATCACGCTCTTTGTCCATAATATCTTCTACAGTGAAGTTCTCACGTTTAAAGTCGTAATACATGAATGTTAGCATATCTTGAACCTTAGGACTGCAAGAATATGTCTTCTCGGCAAAAACAAATGCACCACCAGTATTAAGACCTTTATAGATTTTATTAAGAACATCTTGCCTATCTTTGTGTGGCATAAACTGTAGTGTAAAGATAGATGTTATCATAGAACAATTAGCGAAATCAAACTCACGTACATCAGCTTGTCTAAGATCGATTTCGGGATACTGGCTCATTCTTTTTTTCATGTCATCAACAAAACCATCTGCATAGTCGATACCTCGATATCGTGCCTTTGGTGCAAAATGATGATTCTGGTCATACATAGCGGCAAGAGTCTTACCAGTAGAACAACCGATATCGACAACATTAGTATCATTCTCTACGAAGTACTTCGACATTTTAACAATATCGTCATGGAGAGAGGAGTAGTGTCTAATGCTCATATCGATATGATTATCAAAACCCTCTTGGCGGTGTGCAAATGTGAAATCGTTTGCACTAGCAACAGTAGACTTTTCACGATCTTTCATAATATTAGCCCTTTAGTTCATTGTATGGTTTCAACACATTCTGATATATCGACTTAGCAACTTCAGCCATCATCTTAGGCGCAACCATGCGACCAATGCGCTCGGCTTGCTGATCAAATGTACCAGTTAGCTTATAGTCATCAGGTAGCGACATTATAACCTTTAGCTCTTGTATTGTCAACTTACGATTTTCAGCGTAGTGGAATACACCAGATAGACCACGCTTCTGACCTTGTTGAGTCAAAGTTGGACTAGGTAGATGTGGTGCAGGTCTGATCATGTTGAAGCAAGAACCTTTTGGATTCCAACTGCGAAACTCTGGATCACTTGGTTTAGTATGCTTGAGTGGTCGAAACGGTAGCGGGTCTAGAAACTTCTTCTGAAACGAATTCTCGTAGAAGTCACGTAGCATCTGCACTTCTTCAGGATCATTCTCAATATCTTCAATAGCTGATTCAAGACTGACTGGTTGTGCGACAGTCTTAGCAGGAAAGATACCGTTTAGATTTAGAACATTTAGACCAATAGCATCACAAACATCTTCACGAACACAAATAAAGATAGTACGCTCACGTGCTTGTGGAGTACCATAATCTGCGGCATTTAGAACTTGATACGTTACTTGATACCCAATAGCTTCGAATGACTTGATGAACTCAAACAGCTTCTTCTGGGCTTCACCAAACGTAATGCCTTTGACATTCTCTGCAACGATAACCTTGGGTTTAATGTCTTTAGCTACACGAATGAACTCTAAGAACAAGTCCTCAATACCTTCCTGAGTCTTACCGTCAGAGTACTTCTTGATACCCTCTTTAATCTTTAACTCACCTTCTTGAACGATGTTACCGTCTTCATCAAAGTAAGTTTTGCGAGTATCTTCAGCATAGCCAGCCCAACCCTTTTCACGCTTACCCGCTACAGAGAATGCGGAACATGGTGGAGAGCCGTCTAGAATATCTAGCTCTCCCACCTTAAGGTTTGCCATCTTTAAGAAGTCTTCACCAGAGTACTTTTTGATATCATCAACTAATACAGGAGTGTCTGGGTAGTTCTCCTTATAAGATGCAATAGCTTCTTCTACAAACTCATTAATGAGTAGTATATTACCGCCAGCGAGGCGATAGCCAGTGGAGCTACCTCCACCTCCGGCGAAACAACTAACGACTGAAAATAATTTTTTATTCGATTCATTTTTAACATCTTCGACTGTATACTTTTGGTATTTCATCTTTGCCCTCAAAATAAAGTTGGACCTACGTCTTGCCAGTCTCGGACTAGATCCATGACTCTTTGCCTATTATATAGGTTTATGCTTTTGTTGTCAAGCAACTTTTCAAAGTAGTCAGGAATACCCGCAACTAATTGTAGGTTCTCATGTTTGCGTCTCTTGATCTGTTTAATCTCTGAGAACGCTTCATGTATGGGCGCCTTTTGGGATGGTTTATTGAAAAAGTCCCAGTCGTGTTGCATCATCCAATCAGCAACTTCAGGTTCAAGATATGGTGCGATTAATTTCATACCATACTCTTCTGCTAGTTGCCTTTGCTGTAGAACACCCGCTGGATTCTCTGCCCCGAAGTAGTCTGTGCGGAACTTATCGAAAAGCTCTTTAGTGTGTTTGAAATGAATGTTAGCACGTTTAGAAACACCGTACCAACCATCAGCCGCTACACCAGACAATACTACTTTCTGTTCAATCTTTGGATACACATACAAGAATGGAAATGTGCATTCAACTTGGGTCTTCTTCTTACAACCGTACCTATTTATAAGAGTAAAGAAGTCATCGGCTATATTATCTACGGGTACATTAACGCCAACGAAGTCCCAACCAAAATGCTCTGCAACGTCTTTAGCACCTAGACTATCACTAGTCTGTTTACCGTTAACGTACATGCTATACCCAGTAACTTTCTTACCGAGTCTATGTGCGGCTAGCGCACACGTGATACTATCTGTTCCTGCCGATAAAAGAACGGCAACCTCATCAATACCTTGAGATTGCCTTTCTACAATATCGACAATGATATCGTCAATATTTTTCATTATGCTGCCATTCTACTAAAGTTCTTCACTTTCTCAAATCTTACTACATGATCAAACTTCTCATACAATTGATCACCTTTATGACTAATTATAAAGATGTTTGAGTCTGCTGTCAACTCATTTATGATCTTAAGAAATTCATCAGTACCAGAGGTGTCTAATGAAGAATCCATAATCTCATCCATAATGAGTAGGTTAGTCGATACTGAGTTTCTTAGTTTACTAACGGCTCGCCACGTGAATAGTAGGGCAAGGTCAATACGTAGCTTCTCGCCTTCGGAGAAAGAAGCATAAGAAAACACATCACGAAAACGGCTCTTAATAGTCTCATTGAAGTTTTCATCCAATTCAAATTGCACAAAGAAGTCCATAGCGGCTAGGTACTTGTTAATGAGTTTGTTCATAACAGGTACGTACTGCTTAATGATTCGAGTCTTGATACCACCATCTTTCAACATAGATGATACAATACCCAAAGTCTCTTTATCTTCAAACAACTGATTTTGCTTGTTATGATAAGTTACTAGATCATCTTCAAGTTTAGCAATAGAAGTAGTATCGATAGCTTCTACCTGCTGTTCTGCATTTGTCAACTCTTCTTTGATTGCTTTGCAAGTATTCATTGCAATCTTGTAGTTTGCGTTATGCTCAGACATTTCTAGGTTCTTAGCTGAGATTGTAGATTCAACACCATCAATCTCTTCTAGTCGAGTCTCTACACTATTAAATCGATCTTGCAATTGTTCTCTTGCTGATTCGACTTCTGAGATTTTGGTTGTGGTTCCTTCGATCTCTTGTGTTTTGAACTCATGTTCGATACCTTGTCTACAGGTTGGACAATCATCGTGTTCCCTATAGAATTCGATATCTTTTCGTAGTTTCGATAGTTTATTGGAAAGTTGACCATCAATTTTCTGTAGCTCCTGTAGCTTCTTCTTCATAGAAGCTTTGTCAGATACGCTCTGGGTTAGTTCTGTAACTTCATCCATTAGCGTCTGTACAGCTTCCTGCTCTGCTTCAATAATACTTATCTGTTCCTTGAGTTTAGCTTTAAGCTTGGCTACTTCACCCTCTCGCAACTGACGAATAGATTCGTTATGCTCTTTAGCGCTATCAATCTTATTCTCAAGTAAATCGATCTGGTACTTGATTTCTTGAATCTCTTCTTTATTACTAGATACACGCTCTTTCAATAGTGTATTCATCACAGTAAAGATTTGAATATCAAGTAGGTCTTCGATTACTTCACGGCGATCTTTTGCGCTCAACTGCATGAACGGTACAAACGTACTAGAACCAAGAACAACTACTTGACCAAAGGACTTGTAGTTCATCTTCAAGATGTTTTCTTCTAGATATGCTTGATAGTCACGTACTGCGGCATCTTGATTGACTAGTTCACCATTGCACCAAATCTCAAAGATGTTGGGTTTGATACCACGCTTAATGTTGTACTTCTTCTTACCAATCTCAAAGTCTAACTCTACTCGCAAGTCTTTCTTGTTGATAGAGTTTAGCAACTGTGGCTTCTTAATGTTACGAAACGCTTTACCGTACAATGCAAAAGCAATGGCGTCAAGCATAGTAGACTTGCCTGCACCATTGTCACCAACGATAAGCGTAGACTTGTTACGATCTAGCTCAATCGTAGTCCACGCATTACCAGTTGAAAGAATGTTCTTAAAGCGTACTTCTTTGAATAGAATCATAGGCTCATTGCCTCTTGATATAGCTCATTCAAGAACTTCTGAATCTTCACTTTATCACCCTTAATCTCTAAGTTATCAACGTATTGACGCAAGATGGTCATAGTGTCTTGCGCCTCATCGATAAGCTCATCTTCATTAATTACGTCAAGATTTTGATGATCCTCAACAACTTTGATATCAGCAGGTGCCGCTTTCTGCAAGCGGTCTAAGAATAGATCAAAGATGTAAGGATTCTCTTTCTTGCTTACTATAACTTTAATGAAAGTATTTGTCAATGGAGAAGTGTCAAGATTTGCAACATCTTCAATAGTCATATCAGCATCATCATACGTGATCTTGTGGAACAAACGTAGAGGATTGCGTACATATGTCATTTTACGTGTTGATGTGTCAAACACACTAAAGCCACGCTTCTGGTCATAGTCAGACCACGTTAGCTCATATTGGGCACCTAGATATGTAATGTTACCATGTGAAGATGGTTGATGAAAGTGACCAGAGTACACTGCATCGAACTTAGAGAACACATTACGGTCCATACCGTGATCGCAGATATGACCCTTGTCCATTTCATAACCAACAATCTCGAAGTGACCCATTAGAATCTGCGCTTTAGTCTCAGCCATAGCTTTCATAGAGGCATCGTGATTCTCAGCACAAATCCACGGAGCAAGCATAATCTTACAGCCGTCCATGTCTAGCTCTACTGGTTCTTCCCAGAATAGATGTAGATTATCATAGCTTGAGTTGCCATACAGTTGACGTAGACTGTTTACGTCATTAGTATTCTTGAAGTAAGTGTCGTGGTTACCTGCGATCATGTATAGCTGAATACCCTCTTCAGCGCACACTCGCATAAACTGCTCTTCAAGATTCTTTGCTGTTACAAAGTTAATGTACTTGCGTCTATCTGTAACATCGCCTAAGTGAAAGATCGTCTTGATATCGTTTTCACGTAAGTATGGAAAGAACACCTCACGATAGAACTGGTGTTGGTGCTCTGCAATAGCCGCATTGTCATTACGTGCTCCAAAATGTGTATCGTTTAATATAGCTATACGCATATATTCCTCATAATTAACTTGGTAATGAATCGATGTAGCGCTTAGCTTCTGATTTACTAAACAGACCTACACGTACCATTCTCTCAATTAGTGGTATTGCATCTTGCTTAGATACAGGTACCAATTCGCCTACATTGTAACAGTAATTTGCTACTGTGTCAACCAATTCTTGCTCTGTCATAACTCCATCCTTTCCAACACGAAATGCTGGGTCGATTCCATTAGCATAGAACTTTTTGTACAAGTGCTTACTAATACCAGTAGCTTCTTTGAAATCATTCCAACCTAGATATGTTTCGCCATTGTACTCTATTCTTAATGCAGTCTTTTCTTTAGACTTTTGTGCACCGCTCTTAGAACGTTCTCTTTGTTCTTTTAGATACTGGTCGTAGTTTTCTTTGCGCTTAGCGTTTAGATCGTTCATTCGCTCAGACTGCGCTTCTCTACGCTCTACTGCATCTTCCCACTGTTTATAAACACCCTCAGTTACTTTAGTTATCCACTCAGGGTTTTGTTTAGAAGGGTGATTCTCTTTTAAAAAGTTAGACCAAGCAATTCTAAATGCATTGTACTGTCTAGAGTTTAGTGGTTCAGTTTTACCGTGAACAATTCTATGTAATGCCCATTGCATCTTATAGTAATCATTACCTTCTGTGAACTTAACTAACAGTCTATGTGCTATGTAATGCTCTCTTGCTGTTAGATTGACTAGATTCTCAGGGTCGTCTGAGCCACCAAGACTTCTAGGAAGAATATGGTGACTCTCGCAGTAGCATTCATTTTTGTCTAGTTGATCAACCTTGCGCTTATTGATTAGCTTATCGTAGATTCTTTTGTATTTGTTATCTATCATTACGTACCCCACGTTACTCGGTGTCTGTAATGATATTTATACAAAACTATTCCTCGGGAGGCGGGTTTTCCTCAACTATTTCATCATCATCCATGAACTTCTCTAGTCCACGTTTAGTCTTACTCTGTTGCTTCTTCTTAGACTCCATACGCTTTTCATATGTAGCAACAAAGTCATTCATATAGTCATTGTCTAAATCGATATAGTTAGGATCACCCACATCATTGTCACCATCACGCTCTACAGCGGTATCGTGAATGACTGAGTTTTCGATAACCTTATGTCGAATATACAGTTGTTTCTTCTCTTTGTCAATACGTCTTAAGAATGCATACCAGATGATCTGTGTGAAGTATGCAAACGGATTACTAGACTTAGTTGGATCAAAGTTGCCTAGTGCTTGTACAGCATTTTCTAGACCATCGCTGATCATTTCGTCTTTATACGTGTAACCCGAAAAGTTAGGCTTAGTAGCTAGTCTAGTAGCAATCTGATAAAGACATTCGCCAATGTAGTTAGGAATACGTGGCTCTGGCTTGCCTTCGGCAATCGCTGTCGCACACTGATTCTTATACTCAACAATAGCTGCTAAGAATTCTGGATTGTTAACATAATTTCTGGACATCATCACCTCATATAATTTTTTACATAATATAGCAGATGTAGTGGTGGGTTGTCAAGGGCGTCTTTTTTGATTATTTTTATAAGATACCCTTGACAGGTATTGGTAGGCTCTGTATAATGGCTTCTAAGCCCTATAAGATAACTTTAATGCTTTGTAGATAGATATGCTTCTTCTAATGATGAAAGTATCTCTTCGACTTCGGAATCATTGTATTCTTTCTGAGGTGCTTCGTCAAGACCTTCACTGTTGTCGAATTGATGCATTCGCTCAAGAAACGATTCATAGTAGTTGATTGCTTTATCATTAGCAATATTTATGTAGTGAGAATCGGAACGATAAAAGACGGCAGTCTTTTCAGTAGAGAGCATCATCCATGTCTTAGCATACAATCCATCTTTAGGATCGAATCCAAACTCTACTGGGTTCACTAGCACTACAAAGTCTTCACCCGTATCTTGTAAAACACCAACAACGTCTTGGCCTGTTTTGAGCTTTACATTTAGGTACTCTGCCATTGTTTGCTCCTTCACTTCATGTCAATATTATATATACGAAACTCAAAACCCTCATTGCTGTAAATCTTTACACGCTCTTTGAAGTGCCTTACAGCGAAGTTTTCTTTTGCTTTCCACTGTAGATCGTCTACAATATCATACAGTGTTGCTTTCTCTTTACCGTTTCCTTTACGTAGTACACGACCAATTGATTGCAGATTTCTTATCTTAGATTTAGAAGGGGAAGCAAAGATAACATTGTCAAGGCGCTTAATATTGACACCAGTAGAAAAAGTGCCATAACTGGCAAGTATAATGTTATCACTACTGGACTCAGCAATGTGCCTAACCGCTTCCCTATCTTCTGCGTTAACACCACCATGAATGAAGTGTACGGCTTTTTCATCATGCTCAAGCATAGGCGCCAGAATACGACCGTGTTTGTCAACAAATTGAAATAGTATGAGTGTATTCCCTTTGAGTGACCAAGCCAAGTTTCTAATGAACTTGTTTCTTGCTTCGTTTTGTACAATCCAATTAATCTCTTCTTGATACGACTTATTTTTATTTATCTTTCTAATTTCAGGGCTATATTGAAGAACAAGTGCCTTGATATCGAATGTAGCAAGTGTCTTCTCTTCAATAAGTTTCTTAGTCTCAGTAACTTGAAATACTGGACCAAACAGACCTTCTAGTACTAGTTTATGTGTCTGTGATTCGTCTAGTGTACCAGTGAAGCCATAACGATACTTAACGTGAGGAGTCTTCTCCATAACTTTAGTCAGAGACTTAGCTTTGAACAAGTGCGCTTCGTCACCAATCACAACGTCAAACTTTTCGTACCACTGCTTAGGCAGCTTGTAGATAGACTGCCATGTTGTTATTGTGTAGTCAGCATCTACATTCTTATCTACGCCACCCATGATTCTGTGAATATCAAGTGGACGCTTTTTGTTGTAGTCGAGAAAGTCTGTAGCCATCTGTGATACGAGTGAAGTAGTTGGTACTACAACTAGAACTTTTCGACCTTGCTCTACGTGATAACGTGCCGTTAAGTAAATGATGTATGACTTACCAGATGCAGTTGGTGATAGAAAAAGACCACGATTCATGCGTAGTGCATGTGCTACAGCATTATTTTGATAGTCACGTGGATCAAATGCACAGTCAAACTCTTTAGCTAGATTGTAACCTGCATTAGCGTCAAACTCTTCTGGTATAGCTAAGCGTGGATCAACTTCTACTTCGTAGTCACGGGCTTTACAAAACTTTAGTACGTACTGATACAGACCAGCGTAAACAAGACCAGTCATTGAATTGAATAGTCGAACTTTACCATCCCACATACGATTCTTGTATGCGGGCATGAACTTGTAGCCAGGCACGAAAAACTCAAAGTATTCGCTAAGCGCCATTTTGATTGAAGGCTCAGCGTGAATACGTATGTTGATTTCGTCTACCTTTTCAATACGCACTAGTTCCATAAAATATTACATTGCTCCAGTTCTAAAGCGCTCCCAGTCTACGATAGTCTTCAACTGAAAGCCTCTATTGTTTATCATTTTTATAATAGATTCTAGATAACTTACTTTCTCTTCTTGCATACCGATACGTAGTGATAGCTTGATAACATCATCGTCTGCTTCGATATAAGAAGGTACATCTGACTTGAGTATTTTTAGAGGTTGAGGTTCCCAGCCATATTCTTTCAACTCTTCAATATCTAGTTCACCACGATAGTATTCGCCTTTGAGCTTAACGAGTTTCTTGTAATCTGCTTTAAGCTTCTTTAGACGTAAGCCTTCGTCAACGTAGACACGGAAGTATTTGTTGTGTAGCTTGGGTATGTTAGCTGATTCGCTAGAGATATTTGTTTGATCAATCTCACTGTCATTCGCCCACATTTCATAGATTTCTTCAATATTCATAATCACCTCATTTCAAAAAACATCACGTTACAGTACTATTTATGCTCCTTTCACAGAGATATCGTAAGACGAATACTTAAACGATAGCGATACTGTTGGTGGTGCAATATCTGTTTGCGATGTAGACAGATCAATGTTACCTACACTAATTGGGAACAAGTCTTTAAACGTAACTTCGATATTAGCGTTTTTGTTGCTATTCATAATAGTAAGAGTAGCGTCTGAGTATAGACCTTGATCGCTTGTAGATAGCTGGTTGTATTGTTCAAAGCCTTCTGGTTTAGTTAGCGCAATCAACCAACGCCATACATCAAGATAAGAAGTCATATCTTCATCTACAACAATAGTCATCTGTAGATCACCAAACTCTACTTTATCGCCATGATGATAGATCGTTTTAAATGGTGTAAATTGTGTAGTGTAACCAGAAGAGATATCAGGCAAAGTAACACCTTGAATGTAAAACTCTACATTCGGTAGTCGTTGAATAGTAAAGCGAAACTCTACTGGATTGATAAAATTAAAGTTTGTCATGTTGACCTCTCTTATGATCTGTATTACTATTTATGCAGACATAAAAAAAGGGAGTCTCGAAAGACTCCCCAAAACGTTCGGTTAACCGACTTCTTATTATTAGAGTAGGTTAGTTACCGCAGTACGACGGTAGTAAACGTTAGTGTTAGCCGCTAGTGCACCTTGGTTAGCGTCAGAAGCGCCACGTGCAAATGGGTTAGCAACCATGCCGTAGCGAGTCTTGAAGCCAAGCTTAGACTGGAAGCTGTTTTCACCAACTGCACGAACCATTTGTAGAGGTACGTATGGGCAGTAGAAGATACCAGCGTCAAATGCAGATGCACCTTTGTAGCCAACTACTAGGTAGTTAGAACCAGCATATGGGTCGATGTATACACGGAAACGACCGTTTAGTACACCAGCGAAAGTGTTGCCAGTGTCATCTGGGTTTAGGTTGTTAGCATTTAGAGCAGGAGTGTAATCTAGAACACCAGCCATTTGTAGAGCAGATGCAACATCAGATGAACATAGGATGATGTTACCTTTACCACGGCGAGTATCTTTAGCGATTTGGTTTGCTTCTTTCTCGATCTGGAACATTAGACCTTTGAATTTCTCAACAGACCAACGACCGTTAGCGTCAACGTCTAGATCGAAAGTACCAGCAGAGGCAGTATCTTGTGAACCTGCAACAGCGTTAGTGCGAACAGTGTTCACTACTTCACGGTTGATCTCAGCTAGTAGTTCAGCAGAAAGCATGTTAGCTAGCTCAGTTTCAGCGTCAAGACCGTGGATTGCTTTAAGGTCTTGAGCAAGTTCAGTAGTGTACTCTGCTTTCAATGCACGTGATTGAGCAGTTACAGATACTTTATCGATGCTGAAAGACATTTCAGCGAATTCATCACCTACACCATCACCTAGAGCTTCAGCATCACCAGTTGCCATAGCACCAGAGAAGGTTGAATCAGCTTCACCGTAGAAAGCTTCATCGCCAGCAGTAGTAGCACCACGAGTAGTTGCGTACTTAGAACGCATTGCAAAGATTAGACCAGTAGGACCAGTCATTGGCTGTACGCCAGCAATGTCGTATGCAACTAGGTTAGGCATAGCACGGCGAACGAGAGAGATAAGTACTGGATCGTAGTTATCAACGTTAGCAGTGTTGTTAGCAGGTGCCGCTTCTGATAGGAAAGAAGACGGTGAGTAAGACTGACCTTCTTTGAGAGCAGTTTCAGTGTTTTCAAGCAAAGTTGCAGTTACAGCTTGACGATGCTTGTCTTTGATACCTGGAAGCGCCTCATGCTCAAGGATAGGCCCCCACTTTTTCATTAGTTCTTCGTTTCTCATTTGATTTTCTCCTTTTTGAGATGTATTCAAGTACTATTTATAAATTTTTTACTTTACAAAACGAGAGATGCTATCCACATAGGCGGCAACAGCAGGATCGATTGCAGGCGCCTTTGCTTCTTCTACAACTTCTTCTTCGAGATATTCAGTCGCATCTTCCTGTGCAACAGCAGACTCGGCAAAGTAGCTTTCTTTGATAGCAACTAGCTTCTTAGCGTAATCTTCAACAGAATCGAAAGAAACGCCTTCAGCTAGCACACCAAGTTTGTCAGCTTGAGTCTCAGTAAGACCTTCAGCGACAGTGCGGAAAGTAGCAGCTAGTTCTAGCTGTTCTTTCTCTTCACGTAGAGCCATCATCTGTTCTACAACTTCATTGTATTTAGTAGTAGATTCTTCAAGCTTAGTTTCCATTTCAGCAACAGCATCTACAGTTTCTTCATCGATCTGTAGGTTGTGCTCAGAGACTAGGCCTTTGATGCCGTCAAATAGTGACTCAGCAACTTGTACCTTGATGTTGCTTTCTAGTGCAACTTCGTTAGCTTCCATCCAGTGCTCAACTACGTAGTCGAGGTAAGAGTCAACTTTTTCTACGATATCGTCAATAGCAGTAGAAACTTGCTCTTGTAGATCAGCTTCAAACTGTTCTGCTAGAGCTTCTTTTTCAGCTAGTACTTTCTCATGTACAGCGGCTTCAAATACTGCTACTGTTTTAGATTTAAATTCTTCAGAAACTTCCTGACCTTCAAAGAGACCAACGAATGCTTCAGCTAGAGCTGGCTCCTCAGCAACTTCTTCTTCAGAAATTTCTTCTTCTTCTTCTTTAACTGCTTCTGGAGCAGATTTTTTATCGGCCTTGCGCTTCTTGTCGTTGCCGCCTTCAGGTGTTACTGCATCAGCAGATTCAGAATCTTCACCTGTAGCTTTGGCTTCGTCAAGTTCTAAGTCAAGATCCTTTTTCATTTCTAGTTCTTCACTCATTTGACTTCTCCTTAGTTTAAAAGTATTGCTACCTTATTATTTATATGAATTACGATTTAGACAAAGATTTCAAGAATTTCTCGAAAATTACAGCCGCTTTCTCTTCAAGTTGTTGCTTAGAGTAACGACCAGTAGCTTTGATCTCTTCTTCAATCTCGTCAAAGGCATTAGCCATCGTCCAAGAAGATGAGGCAACATCGTAAACCCAGTCAACACCTTCCATAACACCTTTAACAAATGCATCTGGTGCAGATGGGTCAGCAACGATATCACCAGCCGTAGCTAGCATGAAGTCATTTTGCACTTCCATGATACCGCTTTCGTTTTTCTTGATAGAACCCATACCACGTGAAGAGATACCTAGATTTGCGCCTTCATCAATTAGATTCTTTACGATTTTACCCATCGGCGTATCCATGATTTTAGCACGACCGACTACGTTAGAACCATCTTCACGTAGCTCAGTGAACATATGAGATACACGATCTAGATTAATAGTTGGACCTGCTGGATGACCAAGTTCACCGTATGCACGATTCTTAGTCACATAGTTCTCATTGTAGCGAGCAGTTTCACGCATAAGAACTTCTTTAGGATATACACGACCATTTCTATTCTTGATATCACCTTGCATGATGATACCTTCGATGAAGTAATTCTTGCCTTTAGCGTTGCCTTCTTCATCAAGAATATCTTCTGAAATGTATTGAACTTCTTCTACAAGTTCTTTAATTAATAGTGACATTACATTGCCTCCTTAGCGAATTTTACAATTTGCTCAAAGCCTTTCTTGTCACCAGTCATAACTTCTTGCATCTTTTTCTTATTTGCAGAGTTTAGACTTTTAAATAATTCTGAAACGGCATCAGCGTCTTCTTTTGAAAGCTTTACCATGCTACCGTCGTTTAGCTTCATGCTACCAGCTTTAACAGCTTCCATTAGCTCGACTTCTTCTTTCATAGCCATCTTGGTTGCAGTGGCATACATTACCTTTTCAGCGTCTTCACCATACTTGTCTTTGAAATCACCGATCTTTTTCTTCATCGACTTAATGATTTCTTCACGCTTTTTGTACTGCTTCTCAGACATTTTCTCTTCATCAAAAGAGCATTCGTGGTCTTCACCACGCTTGTATGACTTACCGCAGTCAGGGCATTCGATAGACTCAGCTTCTTCATATACAGCTTCGTCATCTTCGTGATCCGCTTTGCGCTTAGCTTTTTTAGCTTTAGCTACAAACTGATCTTCTTCTGACTCTGGATGATCTTGTTTGTCTACAATGTGTTTGTCTGCAAAACGCTTTTCGTCAGGTGATTTAATCTTATCGACAGTTTCACCTAGCATTTCTTTAAAACTTTTCATGGCTCAACCTTATTATTCTACTTCTGAATCTACTTCAGCGGAAGCTTCGACTTCAGCAGGAGCTTCTGCTACTTGATCTTCTACACTGCCACTGTACATAGAGTCGTACTTTGCAGCAACAGCAGTTTCTACTTTACCAGCCATAACAGAATCAAAAGCTTTTTCAAACTCACTAGCATCTTTAGAAAGTGCGCTGTGAATCATATCTTTAATGCTCATAATAATACCTCTCTTTATATTTGATATAACTATTTATCATTTTGTAATATTCGATTAAAACTCTTGATCAAACTCATCGTTAGGGTCTGGTTCTTCTTCTTTTTCTTTTTCAATCTGTTTACTAATCTCTTCAATGTCTGTATCATTCATGTATAGAACGTTACGCTGAATCCATTGTTTAGAGTAGTAGCGACCAGTGTAGTCATCAATATCACGTAGTAGCTGTAAACGATTCTGTAGAATCTCAGATTGCTTCAACTCTTCAAAATGGTTGTCTTGCATAAAGTCATAACGTAGTGCAGACTGAATGGCTGGCCACTCTTCTGGGGTGATCACGCCTTTTAGAATTAGTTGCTTCTCTAGTACTTTATCGAATAGAATAGAGAATCTAGCACGTAGTCTGCGAATAAACTTACCAAACTTAATTTCGTCACGACTAATCTCAGATGCACGACCTAAGGAGAATCCAGCATCAGCTTCCATACGTGATAGCGGTACGTTCAGTGATTTAAACAAACGTTTTTGGAAATACAATACGTCTTCCATTTCACCTAGATTCTGACCACCAGGTAGAGTAGTGATTTCTGTACCTCTACCACCCTCACGGCGTGGGAGCCAGAAATCATCTGTCATGCTCATGTGTCTGCGATCATCACGAACTTCGCCTGAGTTCATATCGTACACTAAGCGATTTTTATGCTTAGCCATCATATCACGTAGATATTGCTCAGCTTTCATCTTAGGTAAGTTACCTACATCGATGTAGAATACTCTGCGCTCAGGCGCACGTGATATACGATAGATTACTACAGCATCTTCCATCATACGCAATTGATTCAAAGGCTTGATTGCTTTGTGAAGATGTGATAAAACTAGTGTATTGTTTTCGTTTAGTACGCCTGAGTTACAATTTACAATAGAGTCTTTAGCGATACGTAGACCGCTTGCATTTACATTGCTACCTTCAAACCCTTGCTGAATGCTTGACGCATTCTGCATGTGGAAGCCTCTTTCGCTGTAAATGTAGTACTCATTCTTAATACGCTTCATAAAACCAGCATTACCATCAGTATTGGTACGCTGTTTTTCATACTCACGTACTTTACGAATTTTACGTGGGTCGATATATCTTAGCTCTTGAATACCTTTTCGTGGTTGCTTTTCGTCAATCATTACGTGATAGTTCAAACGACCATCTACGTACCACTTCTGAAAGATATCATAGCCTTGATTAGAAAAGTCTAATAGATTAAGAATCTGATCAAACTCTTCACGAATTCTTTCTTTGATGTTATCAGATAGTTCTAGATCATCTGTAACACACTCAACAACTTTTTCAGACTCAGAGATAACAATAGCTTCGTTAACGATATCGTCAACGGCCTGTTGAACTTCTGGTTGCTGTAACATACCACGGTATTTTTGAACGAGTTCGGCCTCTGACTTAGCAGTACCCTCTAAGTCAATAAAGCTACTCATTGCTCCGCCAGCGGCAGCTACCGATACGGCACCATCATCCTTTTGCGGCTCAGCAAAAGACTTGATGTTCTTATTCTCTTCTTTTTTACGTGTTATCTCAAATCCGAATAGTTCCATACTTTATTCCTTAACTGAAGGGAGGACAATGCCTCCCTTCTCTACTTTAATTACTAAAGTATTTATTAAGCGTTTGTACCGCCATTTCCAGTAACACCACCAGTAACGTCCCAGTAGTCATACTGGAATGTAACCTGGAAAGTCTCAATTGCATCAGTAGTACCCCAATCCATTTCAATAGAAGAAATAGTAGTTGGGAACAAACCGTTGAATGAGTAAGTTCTTAGCGGTGTGCCAGTCTTAGAGTACTGCGTAATCTGAGCCTGAGCCTTGTACTGGTTAGGTGAAGCGCTTGCTAGTGGGCGAATATTACCTTGATGGGTATTGATATTAGCCATCCACTGTTCCATTGCATTACGCACTAGAAAGTCTTCATCGTTGATAATAGTAACTGTCCATTCAGCGAAAGTACGGTCACCAGCGATTTTTACCTTACGGCCAAAGTAGGGCACTTCAATAGTGCCCAAAGTAGCCTCTGGAATTGAAGCCGCTTGAACCATGAATGGTACTTTAAGATCGGCGATTCCATTGATCGGGTTAGTGATCTGTACTTGGAATAGCGATGCTTTTGCACCACCGAAGGTCAGTTGGCTCTTGATTTCATTAATGTTGAAAGCCATGTTGCTTTTCTCCTTTTAACTCTATCTATTTATTAAAACTGACCAACGATTTCACTAAACTCTACACCAGTTCTAACTGCAACAAAGTTGAGTTGAATGAAGTTGATTGAGCGAGCAGGCTTGATGTAGATATCACCTACAAAACGATTGCTGTCAATTACTTCACCAGTGTTATTAGTTTCATCACACACGACTCGGAAATCGTAGATACCACGACGGCCTTGTACGTCACGTAGGAACGGTTCAACTAGATTTCTAAACTGCGCTCTAGTGAATTCATCGTTGAATTCGAATAGAGTGTACTTAGATGCACGTGCGATAGCTTTCTCAAGAACGATAAACAAGCGGCGAACGTTAATACGATCAAATGCGCTTGGCTTAGCTTGAAGAGTCTTATCACCGAACAATACAGTACCTTCGCCAGCTTGAGTAATTACTGGGTTGATACCTTTCTTGTACAACTGATCACGGAAAGCTTTAGATGGGTTCCAAGCTAGTTTAACAACGTTCTTAACTTGACCACGGTTGTAGCCTGCAGGCGAGAACCAAGGATCACGAACATCATCAGTGCGTACACATAGACCAGCAATGTCACCATTGAGTGGAGTGTATACGTAGCGATCATTGTACTTGTCGTAGCGGTATTTGTAACCACTGTCCATCACACCGTAAGAAGATGATGTAACGCCAGCACGGAACGCAACTACGTTATCTGTAGCAGTAGACTGGCTAGATACACCAACAACATCTTCACGCTTAGGTGAGATAAATGCGATACAGTCTTTGCGTACTTCACATACGTTTTGGATGATGTAGTTCGCTAGTTCGTAACCGTTTTCGCCGATTGCTTTACCTTGTAGAACAAGTGATATGTCAACTTCTTCTGAGTTAGCAAACTCATCATAAGCCATTGAAACGCCACCTAGAACTTCTGGTGCAGTTTCGTCAAAACCGTCTACACCATTTTCTAGCTGTTCGATGCCGGTAGTAGCAGAAGGTACAATAGTAGCTGCAATGTAAGCAGAACGTTGTTCTAGAACGTCTAATACGTAATTGTTAGTGCCGTCTTCTTTACGAGCACCTTCAAGTGAAGAAACGTTTTCGTAAACCTCTACTACAGAACCTTCAACACCAGTGAAAGAACCAGAAACGTCTACTACAACAATGTGCATATGTGAAGCATCTGGTGCATCATCAAAGATGGCTTTCGCATCAGTAGAAGCTACGTCCCAGTTTGCTGGGGTAATTACTTCTACACCTAGACTGTCACCGAGTGCACCAGGATACTTAGCAGAAATACCAGAAGTTGTGTTAGATGCTGCGCTAGCACCACTTTCTGCACGTACAACATATAGCTTGTTACCGTAAGCTAGGAAATCAGCAGCGGTAAACCAAGTCTCTACGTTAGACCATGCGCTAGTAGTGTAAGAGTCTGCAACACCTTGAGTGCGAGTAGTAGCACCTTGTACAAAGTCGGTAGATGATCCTGTGTACGCTAGAGTAACATCGAAGTCTAGAACGTTACCAGCTTCAACGTATTTAACTTCTAGAACACCAGAAGTATTTACCGCTTGAATATTCGTTACGCCTGCAGCCTCGATTGCAGTCTGTAATGCTGCCGCTAGATCATCTACAGTACCGAACCCATTGGCTTGACCTGCTTGTGCAGTAGTGAAGTCTACGCCACCAATGGTCAATGTGTATGTATCCGTAGTATCGTTATTATCAGAGGCGAGTACTAGATTGTCGAATGAGATAGTTTCGACTGTACCCTGTACTAGAGTGGTAGTGCTTGTAGAGTGTGGACGACCGAATCTTTTTACTAGATCGTCTTCAGAGCTTACAAGTACCCTTTCACCAACAGGACCCCAACGGAAAACGCCTGCGATGGCACCTTCTGTAGTGGAGACTGCTGGCACAACTGTAGTAAGATCGATCTCACTAACATTTACACCTGGACTTACTTGAAATGCCATTTCATTTCTCCTTGTTATTGTGAGTTATTAGATTTCAATAATCTTCTTGTCTTTATATTTATAAAAAGAGCGATCTAGTAGTTGAAGAAAGAACTTCCGAAACCACCGTTCATGTTCTCAGATTCTTCAAGATCGTAGTCATTGAAACCTAATGGGAGTAGATTATCCATCATTTCGTCTTCATTTCTTTGTCTTAATGCGGCCATTGTATTTATGTCAGTCATGTCTCTAAAGAATGTCTGATCACTTAACCACCCAAATAAGACAAGACACATTACCAAGTCATCATGGCAGCCAGATTCAGCCTCATATGATACGCCCTTTCTAGAGAAAGTTGACAATTCATTAATAGTATCAAAGTCATTGACAACCAATTGATCTTGCTCTATCATCATTTTGAGCATATTACAACCGATTGCTTTTACGCTTTTAGTTGTGCGAATACCTTTGTCAACGTTCTTACCGAAACCAGCAGAGATTCGCTTACCTGATCTACCAGCAGATTCAGTGAATAGTAGTGTTTCCACTTCATAATCAAAGTGCAAGATTTGCGATACTTGCTCTCCGATATCATTGATTTCGATTAGAGCATACGCTTCATTATATCCCTTCAATGTTCTATATATAACTTCAGCGTAATCAATAGGGGTAACCATATTGTCTCTGTATGAAGCAACTTGCTTGTATGGCATCTTGCTTACATCTAGAACTTGAAAAGCAGAGTAGTCTAATCCCTTGCCACGAGACACGTCCACTGTTACAATATACGTATTACCTTTAATCGGTCTTTCGTATACTTTTAGCCCTTGTACATCAGACAGTGGATCACGAATCACAAGAGCTTTGAGTTTATTACCCTCAATCAGAGTACCAGAGCTACCTAAGAACTGACATTCAAATTCTTGTGCGAACTTCTGATAGTCATGGTCCATTGCTTGTAGCGTTTCTTCTTTCCACTTTTCATCACGACCAGGCACATCATACCACATCACTTCTAAGAACTGATAACCGTTCTTGCCTTCTCTTGCGCCTTCACAAGTCTTGTAGAAGTGATTCAGACCGTTTGGTGTACTAGTAAAGAGAATCTTAGTTGTATTACCAGATGAAATAGTCGGGAATACAGAAGCAAAGAATTCATCCCAGTTTTCTACGAAAGCCGTTTCATCGATATACAGAAACGATATAGACTTACCTCGGATAGCAGAACTTGATGTAGCTCCTGCAATGATTTTACAACCGTTTTCAAATTCAACACTCCCCTTGTTCCATTCGATCACGCCTTGCTGCAACCACTTGGGTAGTGCTTCGTATGCAATCTTGATACGATCAAGAATCTCACGTGCGGCATCACCTTTGTTTGCAAGTAGTGCAACAGTCTTATGATCGTGAAATAGAACATAGTGAAGAATAACAGCAACAGCAGTAGTAGTCTTGCCAGCTTGTCGTGAAGTGTTCACAGCCATACGTCTATGTGCTGTAATAGTTCTAATAATAGTCTTTTGATATTCGTACAAACGAATAGGAATCAGACCGTGGTCAACGTGTACGATCTGAATGTATTTCTCTGCAAAGTAGATAGGATCTTTAGCACACTTGACATACTCTTGAATCATTTCAGGAGTAAATTCGATAGGTAGTCCTTTGCGCTTTAGATTAACGTTACCGTTATATCCTTTATCAATCAGTTGGGTCATCGTTACGCATATCCTTCAATAATTGCTGTAGCTCAGCAGTAGAGCCAACAAACAGATTATTATTCGTCACATTCTTTCCATCTTGCGTTTCTTGCTTGCTGTCCTTTTCTTTCTTCTCGCTCATAGCAACTAAGTCTTTGTTAGCGTCTACAAGCGTTTTCATAATCGTAGAAACGACTTCATAAGCACGTGGATGCTCAGATGCTTTTGCAAGATCAAGCATGTCTTCTAGTGCTTGAGATCCCTTTTCAATCACGTTGTAAAAATTAGTACGTGCGTATTCATAGTCTGCTTCAGACTTAGAATCTGGATCGTTACTAATCGTTACAGGTCTAGCTTCAACTATTTCACCCATAGAAGGCTTTTCGATTGGAGCTATTCCCAAAGCATCAGCAATATCATCTTTCATTACTGAATATCCTCAATATCTTGGACAGTTACGATATATGCCCAATTATCATTAATGTCTATATCTGCATAATCTACAGTATCATCTAGTGAAGTTGTTGGTTCATTATTAGCAGTAAGACCAGGTTGTACATTAACTTTGATATCTGGGTATGTGATATCATCATTAGTCGTAACTTTAGCTTCAGAAAACTTAATCACTTTCTTATTGCTAGTAGGTCCGAAGTAGTAACCTTTAAGTGTGAAAGATAGCGTCCAGATCAAAGCACGGCGCTCTTCAAAAGAACCTTCGTATACGTCTTCAGTGCTAACAGAATTCAATACAACTGGAATATCAACATACAAATCTAGTTCATCTAGTATCTTAACAGATACAGTAAAATCAGGCTTGAAGAAAGGTAGAATCTGTTCTAGAATCTTTGTTCCATCTTCATTATATTTAGTCATAATGTTCAATTGAAACTCAATGTCATATGGAGCAGGTGTATACTGAGTTTGCAGTGAGTTTGTAATAGCCGCACCAGCACGAATCATATTGTTTCGTGGTAGATTGCGCTCAGCACTATAGGTCATACCAGTGATCTCAAAAGAGATGCGTGGTAGAGTCATTGCTGGAGCATCTAGATTAGGGTCTTGCTCAAGTCTAGCAAGAATCTTTTGCATAGGCGCATAGTTAACTGGCACCTTCATTGTTTGACTATACGAGCCATCATTATTAGTACGCACAATGCTTATATCATTGAACAGCGTACCAAATACTGCTACATATCGTCTCGTAGTCTCATTGTAAAAGTCTCTACCAAACATTAGAAGTTATCCTCTCCAAATGGGTTCTCCGCTGAAAAGTCTAGAATGTTGTCAGCGATTGATTCAATTTCTGCGTTATCTGCAAGTGGATCTGTTACGTCTACATCGTAAGTTAGATCGTCAATCACAATCTCATATCCCATCCAACGTTCAGATACGGGTGATACTGACTCATAGTAGTAAGTACCTTTGAATTGTGGTGTGAAGATAACTTTGGCACCTGGTTGTCCTGGTGTACCAATGTACTCAAGATTTTCGTCTAGCACTTCACCACCTTGACTGATTAGCTTGTCTGTTACGCTAAGAATAGTGAAGCCATCTTCAGTGTTTGTAGACAGTGACGGATCACTCAAATCAAACGTAATCGGAACACCAAGCTGCCCATTAACAACTGGCGCTTCTTTGCCATCTAGATAGAATGCTCTTGCTTGTTCAAAATTTGGCTCATCGAACATATCAGCGTATGGGTGATTCTCTGTTTTAGAATCAACAGTAACAAAGAAAGTGAAGTCGTCACTACCGATAAATGTGCGATATTGCTCAAAGTAATCGTCAATAAAGTCTTGACCTGTTTCAAATCTTTCGTTACTATATTCAAATAATTCGCAACGTAGGTCATAAGTTTGTAGAGATCCCATCTGATAGAAGATGGCTTCATGCTCTACGTGCATTACTTTAAAGAACTTGTTATTGAGTGGGAAGTAGATTAGATCGCCTTCCATCGGTCTTGTTGTATCGTCATGTGTACGATATGCGCCTACTTCTTGATCATAGGTGCGAATCGCAACAGTCAATGTCATACTGTCACGAATCTGTAGACCAAACTTAGATAGGAAGTCACCTTCGCCCTCAAAACCATCAACACTCTTGACATACATTTCTACCATGTATGCATCTTTAAAGATAGGCATATCGTCTTCATTTAGAAGTTCATCTTTTGCGCCTATTGTGCGTGGCATGTACCACGTATCTACACCGTATATACGAATAGATTCAATTACCAAATCTTCAATTAGATTTTGCTCCATCGAAGCTTGGTAGTTTTCAAAGTAGAAGTTACGAGCCATGAGTAATTAGCCTATCATATCTGATACTGGTAGAGAGTAAGAAGTAATCATTTCATCTTCTAGTCGTTGAATCTCTTCTCTAGCATCACTTAGAATTTGTTCACCGTTAAACTGTAAACCACCTGGTAGTTGCATACCTGAGAACTTAGTCAAGTTGCTACCCCATTGATATTTAATCTTAGCAGTTGCATAGTTTTGTAGCCAGCGATCTTTCCAAACATCAATGTAAATAGCGGGATCGACAACTTCATAGCACTCAGCTACAATGTAATCGCCTACGTTTAGATTTGACCACTTAGTATCAACGTGCAATCTGTTAACGTGTCGATTGTAGCGAATAGGTTGCATACCAGTTAGCATTTCTTCCATCATCTGTAAATGAGCCATTGACAAATAGAAGTTAGTCAAGTTATAATCAGTTATCTCATGTAAATGATTCAAAAGAAACTGATACTGTGCGCTAAACATATTGTTACTAAATGCGGCAGAAGACGATAGATTGAAAATGTTTACAACACCAATCACGTTTTCTGGTACTGGTATCCAGCCGTTCTGAATATCAGGCTCAGTGATAACATGCTTTAGAAAAGTCTTCTGTGCACCATCAAAGTGATAGTCCCAGTAGTACGATAGCGCTTCATCAATGCGATCATCCACCTGATCATCATCTACGTTAATTTCAATAACAGGCTTCCCTAGTTTACGCAAGCACCATTCTTTGAATTCTTTCTTTGTAGTTGGTTGTGCCATGTCTTACTCCTTAACCAAGTGCTATTGCGTATGCGATCATTGCTTCTGCGTCTGCTCCACCGCCGCCACCACTTGCAGCAGCTATAATTTCTGAAGCGTGTAGTCCGTCTAGTTTATCTGCATCAAGACCTGAACCGCCACCATCATTACCTGAGTGCCATAGATTGTACGTACCGCCACCTGTAGTTATTGTACCATTAGCTCTAAGATAATGAGTACCACCGATGTTTGAGCCAATGTAGACGCCATAGCTAGGGTTCCAACCGATAGAGTCTGTCATAGCATTACTTGTGATCCAAGTACCAGTCTGAGAACCGAAACTCAAGTCACCAGTCATGGTACCACCTGAAGTAGGCAAGAATCCTGCATCGCCCGATAGAGTTGTGCTGATAGCAATGTTACCACTACCATCGAAGTTTGCATTACCTGATACTGCGCCACTAAGGGCAATGTTTCGTGGTGTGGCAAGCTTAGTAGCAGTATCAGCGTTACCTTTGAACCCACCAGATGCGCTAATAGTACCATCAATTTGAAGCTTATCAGTACCGTTATCTGTGCTAGTACCAATCAGAACACGACCATAGTACTCAGCAATACGAACTTCGCCAGTATCATCAACTTCAATAGAAGGAATACCTGAAACATCGTTTACAGAGAAGATGGTGCCTGTTAGATCGTCACTGATAGAGAACAACTGACCAGCAGAGCCTTCAAAAGAAAGTGTACCATCATCAAGAACAGTCAATGAAACTGTATTATTATCTGCGCCAGTAAACTCAATCTTAGGATATGCAGTTTGCCCCTTATTGGGAGTGATTAAAATATTTTTATCTGTGTTTGCCATTGACTAGTCTACCTTAAATGTTAGGTCCATTTGCTATTATTTATACTCAGCTTATCTATAGCAGTCTGTCTTGTTTCTTCATCAGCAAAGAGAAGTGCAACGGTGATTCGATTACCTATCGATACTACTCTATGCCAATCTTGTTCATTCTTAAATTGATTAGTCTTGTATGACCATCCTATAATATCATAGTGTTTTTTGTCTTGACATTCAAAGTAACTCCAGTTAGAATCTGAGTAAGTCAGTATCAAGTTATATCCATTTACTTTAGAGTTAGTGTGCCATCCCAAGAAGTCTCCTTCTTTGTATAGGGTTGTCATCATAACAATACCGTTTAACTTATTTTGCAATTCATATACAAAGTCAAACTGATACTTACCTGATATGTCGTAAAGAGCATAGTTTTTAGATACGTTAGAATCACCATCTATCATATCTTCTTTTAGTGAACCACGTTCTAGTCGTGTGAGAGTGATATCTTCCGACTCACTCAGCACACGATCCGAGAACTTATTTAGAAAGTCATTATGCACATAGCGATGAATGTCTATCATGGCAAGTCAACACCTAGTAAAACATTTCCATTCTGACCTGTATTGAAGCTTCGACACGGTATGTACACCCATTTGTTGTTATAAGCAAATGTTGGCCCAGATGATTGTGTGTAATCAGCCGCAATAGTCTCAGCTCCAACATAACTTGCGTTAGCTAGATCACCGTCAATGAGTTTATATTGATGAACTTTAATTGCCTGAAGCATCACATCAAGCTCTTTCACTAACAATATAGAGCCAGTTGGATCTACTGCAATACCGTATATTTCCTTTCCTAAATCTAGAGTTTGTTCAGGATCTATAGCTATTGGACATATGTGTTCCAATCCTTCTCTCAATCCAGCTCTAATTCTAGCAATAAAAGTTCTTAGATAAGTGCTATCATTCACAATAACATACCAATACCCATTTACTAGTTCAGCACCCAAAGTCGAAATACTTAGACCAGTCGAGTATACATACGAAGAATCGCCAAGTCGTTTGTATGCTGGTAACTTAGCTAGGTCAGAATATGATTTACTCATAACTTCTCTTGTAGAATATGGACTCATTTGTATATCTAAACCATTAGATAGATCAAACGGCGTATCAGTTTTACCTAAAAAGAACCTACCATTCTGTGAATCGCTATGAATGTATAACGGTCCATCGCCTTCGAGTACTCTAAGGATATTGGCGTGAGTACAAACAATTCTACCTTTACCATCGTCCCCTAATATATAATTTGCCTGATACGGTACTCCTGCATCAGTTGATTTAATAAACCATCGTGCATTTGTAGTGCTAGACATAGGCGAATCAGGAGTTATCGTTGTATTTGGTGCAGATCCACCGCTAATTCCAAACGGGTCACCATCAGTAGCACGGAAACTATAGATTCTACCGTCAATCGAAATTGCGCCGCCGTTTTGATAGTAATAATATTCGCTAGCAAAACTTGATGTGAATGATGCTGAAATATCAGCAAAGGCATGTAAAATACTATTGATATAAAGCGCTCTGCGCCCATTGGGTAATAGATAGAATGTTATACGATATGTTGTTCCAGTGTTGAATGTGTAGCCACCACCAGTTATAGTTGTCACTCCACCTTTACTCCAATATATATGCCCAACCCCAGTTAATGCGAACCAATCTGAAGTTCCTGGTATACGTATCTCAAATATTCTATCACTATTTGTTGGCGTTGTATCGAAACGTATTTCAAAATCATACGTTACTGCATCGTTAGGCGCATGAGCAGTATTTCCATTGTTTAGCTTGAAGCTAGAATATGTTACACCGCCTGGCAATTCGAGAGCACCATTTTGAATACTCATATTCGATAACTCTAACGAATAGTCATTGATAATTTCGTTTAAAGTATATCTCGGTGAAACTACGTCAAGAGTGCTAGAGTTTGTCATGTTTTTAAAATGAAACGCTTGAACGTCGCCAGATGTAGTGACACCCAATCCAATCTGTGCATCTACAGATGCATATTGAATATATGTAGTTGAAGTGCTGAATCCGCTTGGTGCGCTTCCTGGTGAACCATAATACCCTGCGGTCCAATCATCAATGTTATCGCTTATAGTTCTTAAATCGTAGGGTCTATCAAGAGAAAAAGCTTTAAAGTTAAAATTCGAGTCGCAACAGGTCCATGTAGACCCATCATGGTTAAACCCAGAATATGTTTTACGATTAAAATTACCGACATTTGGTGTGTATACTTTAGTAAAATCTAATGTAGTTACATCATATTGAGTTGTCATAGGCACTTGTCTTGGTAGACCGTCAAAGACTCCAAAAAATATCATAAAGTCAGCCGTAGCTGCAATTAGATAATCATATCCACCAGCAGTATCAGTAGTTACCAAAGTAGCTGTTGATAAGTCAAACGGCGTTGTTAAATCATATTGAGATATTGTACCATTACCCACTAAATCAAGAATATACAAATGCTCACCGTTTGGTGTAAATGCCGCAGTCCTATCATAAGTTTCTGGTAGCGCCATCGTTCCCTTTTCAGTAAAGCTTTTTAGATTGCTTACTACATTACTATAATCTGAGTATGTTCCGAATTGGGATGCCAATCCAGCAAAATCGCCATTAGGCAATACACATTCAAGACGGGAAATTGCACCATTTTGCTCGAATCCTGGAGTAGCCACGGTTGGTCCAGCAGTAGCGGTAGATATATCATACTCGCTAGATAGGGTAAATTCACGTACATAATCTCCTCTATAAATGAAAGCTTTTGAGCCATCATTATTGAACATCATACCCCTATCGCCTTCACTCGGGCCTAAACGATAGTCATCCAAGTTGGTATTTTTTTGAGAAGCCGTAGTTAGATCGATATCATAATAAAGCTTACTTATTTGATTTTTCTTAGCACCAACAAGATAAAGTACGTCATGTTCAGTCGCAATCTGCGAAGACTTGAGTGCTATATTAACGCTAGGTGATGATGTGCTAAGCACACGCCTCACACCTTGTGATACTCGAATATTTGAAACCCAACCATTAAATCCATTTCCAGATGAAGTAGTCTCGCCTCCACCTATACGAACTTTTGTGTATGTACCATTTGTTTTAGTAGATGCTATATCGGTAGATGTTGTAGCAGAATAAATTGATCCAGCTTCATCTACTTCACCTACCATCCAAAATGTTGTACCTGCTCCAGCAGTCGAAGAATACGCAACGTATTTCCACCCAGATGGGTCTGGCCCAAGATCGACAGAAGATTGGCCTATAAATTGACCATAACTACCTAGCCAAGCAGTACATTTAATTTTAGGTACGCTTTTATTACCTTCTAGCGAAAATTCTAATCGACCGTCAGTAGTGTCCTTTACTGACAATATAACGGCTCCGTTACCGTAGTTATTGTTAGCAAATGTGTCAACCTTAAACATAAACTCAATTGTGTATGGTTGAGTCGTATCAATTGGAGTGCTAAATGGAATATCTAATCTAGATCCTATGTTTTCGGCTGTTAATTTGCTCGCATCGTAATTGTCACGAATATATATTGACTTAACTGATTTATTTGGACCACTCTCAAGTGTCATATTATGTGGCAGGAATATTTCATTACCGCTCACATTATCATATAAACCGATATCTTTTGTTAGTTCATACTCAGGTTTAATTGCATTCGGATCTATCCAGTCTGGCGACATATCAAAAGAATACAGTGAACCAGAGTTTGTAATGCCACTGACCTCAGAATATGGTGCACCTACCCATAATTTACCACCAGTACTAGCATCAGTTAAAAATGCATACGACTCACCGAAGTTGTCATATGTATCACCAGGGTTGTCTAGTCTTTGTACAAACTCATATGTTTCACCATCAATTTTATAGAAGAACATCGCCCCTTGTTCGGTTGGATTAGTTTTCCAATTCTGAGAATTTATTATGAGTGTATCACCTATGCGATATACGTAGTCTTCCGTAGTTGTGAGTCGTTCAAATCCAGTGAGAGTTGTTATATTCGTTAAACCAGTCTCAGTAGCATTTACTTTCTTCACTTGCACACTAGGACCGCTACTAATTATATAAATGTGATCGTTATACATAGTAACGGAATCAGTTAGTACACCAGGTAAACTGAATTTAGGTGTAGTAACTTGATTTAATAGATCAGATATTTTGTAGAAGTATACCGTTCCTGTATTATATCCAGCAGTATCGTCCTGACTTGCAGTTACAATTGCCCACTCATCACCTAGAAAACACCCAGAACCAAATCTATCATAATTATTGGGTATTGGGTTAGGAATAGTTACTATATGTTTGCCCGTTATCGTGAACAATTTTGCAATACCAGCATCGGTCGCACCAAGATCACTACTGCGGTCACCTGTTAGTATGTATTTACCCATGCCACCTATGTCAAATGGACCATATGTAGTATACACCCCACCAATTTTCTCTTTAGTGTCTAAATTGAAAACATGAATTGGTTTTAAAAATGGGTTAAAAAATGTTCCAGGAACATGGTTACCTATTCCTGCAATATTACCGTCCATTTTTAGATGGACTGTATATGCACCGTCACCGTAATCCCTTAAGTCAAGAGTTGAATCTTCGTTGTCAATAAGCTCATCCTTAAACGAGCCAGTTCTAGTATATTTGTTGAATAGTCTGTATATATTTGTAACATTAGAATTATGATTAGTGCTAGATATTCTTGTTTTATTAGATGCCGCCTGATATCTGAAAGCTGTGCCTTGATTAACTGAACCGTGTACAGTTTGAACACTACTAGGATCAAACATAAACGGATCTTTAATTATAACCGTTACATTTTCTTGTAGAGGTATATGATCGCTTGTATACCCAGATGTTGGCATGTTACCATCTAGCTTACTAAAATACGATTTGTGTGCGCTGTGATTTAACTGAATTTCAGAAGCATCTAATGCACCATCATAAACAAAGAACTTATCGAAGTATCCATACCAACTTTGTGCGTATAGATATGCGGATGAGCCAGTTGCACGGCCTATCGCATTGGGTTGAAAGTAGTCGTGTTGACCTGCAGAATTTATTAAAGATCCAGACCAGAATTGTTCACCGTTCTTATACCAAGTCACTGTAGCAGTAACGTTATCAAAAACGATTGCGTAATGCTCCCAGACTTGATTGACTTGATTTGCACCAGACGATCCAAAACTAAACCCGTTTTGGCGCACCGCTTCTGTTCTGAAGTTAGGTGGATTGTTTTCAAGATGGTTGATTGTACCTGATCCAAAAAGCAATGATCTACGTGTCAAGTCTAAGCTGTATTGCCACCAAGTATATGTAACCCCAGTTGGTCTAGTTGCTGGGTTCGTTGTAGCGAGACTTGATGGTATACCGATGTACGAACCAGTTGGTGATCCGTCAGTTTCACCTGTACCATCAAAGAATACATAAGCACCGTCAGCAGAAACACCAGCAGTACTTAAGTTTAGATTAGTATCACCGATGATAGATTTCATACTAGTGATAACTCTTTCAGAAGATGCATTGTAAGGTGTAGGTACAGTAATTTCTGGTGGAACAACTTCTACTTGAAAGTTAACAGCAAAACAACTAATAGCACTATTAGTCCACTCAGACGCAGAGTATGGTTCGATACGTGAACTAGTTACAATTCTATCTGCACCAGATGTATTAGTCCATCTGAACCAGATTCTAGTCCATTCTTCTGAAGGTATATTGTGTGTAGCAGAACCACCACCTATACCTAGATTAGTATTAAAATCAACAACGTTTAGTTGACAGTTAAATCTATTTGAAGGCGAAAGCGGATAAACGTAACAACTAACAACAACGTTCCAGTTTTGTGGTACTTTAAGATCATTACCAGTGTTGAATAAATCAACCCAGTTGCTAGTAGTTACGACTTTAGATGGCTTATATGCGAATGGAGTTAATTTCTTTAGACCATCTCGATCTGGTAGCTCAGACTCAGATATAAATGTACCTTGTGTGCCGATGCTACTATACGCTAAGTTTTCGCTCGCAAAGCTAGGAGTCGTGGGTAGCTTACCTCTGTTTGTCGAATCATATGCAAACAAAAGCTTTTTATCTTTAAAAACAATCTTAGGACCTGAAGTAGCCATTAGTGTCCAAATCTCCCTTTCAATGCGTTATAATTCTGCTTAATCTCTTTTGCTGAAAGCGCTCTATCGTATGCACGAAATACGTTGTAATCGCCATCTATCTTTCTTGGGTTTGGAAAATTACCGTAACCAAGTGTGTCTATGATTAGACCTGCATATGCTGAATTCCAAACATATGATACATGATCTCCACCTTCGGCTTCACCGTTCAAATACATTTGATATCGTGTGCCGTCATCGTAGCACACTAAAACAGCTTGGTAGTATTGACCTGCTTGAAGAGTTGTGCTACCATACTTCCATATGCCTGGGCTTCTATTCCAGAGTGCTAACTTATTATTTAGAACAGACCAATACCAGCTATTGTGAGTGATAGAAGAAGCCCCTATAAAATTAGCAGGACTTCTATCACCACCGTCATATGCACCAGCAACAGAATCAAATTTAACCCAACTTTCTACAGTCCATCCACCGCTTGACTTTATTGTTCTATTATCACCTTCTGTATCAATATAGATTCTGGAATTGAGGCTTGGGGTAAGTTTGAAATTAGCTGGATATAATCCGTAACGTGGTTCCCATGTTGCATATTCAAGTTGAAGGGCACGACTTGAACTATAACTACGTATAGAGAAATTTGCACCAACACCGTTTAACAAGTCTTGTAGCGTAGGTTCATTACCGTCACATACGTCAACACGTGGGTGCCACCACTGTTGATTTGTGCTTGTATCTGTGCTATAATAGAGATAAGTTCTATGAATAGCTTGAGTTGTCCCATCAAGCCAGACCATATCACGATTTTCGTTTACAATCTTGTTACCGTTCATGTCCCAAATACCGCTGTCTGGATGGGCAGATGCTTCTACACCAGTACCGTACGGATGAACGTGACCTACGAATAGATACCAGTCGTTAGCAACACCAGGCCAGCCTCTTGCTGTGAAATATGGGTTAGTAGTTGTGTTTGTTGAAGTTAACCATCTCACACCTATGTTGCTGCCAGCAGAGTTCTTACCATAAGTCCCTAGATACACACTCCCGTTACCTATAGTTCTACGTCTTATCCAAACAGAAAAACGATACATCTTACTCTGATCAACAGGAAAGTTGCTAGAATTCCAACCACCGTCAGCATTCGATGTAGCATCCTGATTCGACACATCCCAAACCATAGAAGCTCCAAATGGTCCTATAGATTGTTTTCTCGAATTTCCGTCACCGTTTTGACCGTAGAAAGTTTCGCTACCTGAACCTGTGTACCATGGATATGGTGCAAGAAGGTTAGTAGTAGGGTAGGTGGCAGAGGTGCGTTCTGCATCTATATCAACAACTAGATTTTCACGTACTATTCCAGTAGAATGAGCTAATGCCATGTGTTATACTCCAAATCTAACTCTTGACGCATTAAAATTTTGATATACTTCATCGTCTGATAATGCTGAATTGTATATTCTAATAACTGCAATTCCACCAGAAAATTGACGACCAGTACTTTCCATACCGATCTCAACACTTGTTCCAGTTGGCGAGTCGCCAGTTATATTAGAGACTACTGATTTAACACCATCTGTAAATTGATTGAGTTGTGATCCTGTCCAAACACTACAAATATGATGCCATTGATATCTTTGCATAGCTGCACCGCTTTCGTGATATCCCTCACTGTTTCTTTGATACCAATAGTTACTTAACTTTTGATTAGATTTATTCCAACTCATATATGCGGCTGATCCACCCCACATACGAATGATCGTACCTCTATCACCTGACGAAACTTCGTTCTCTGGATATATCCAAGCTTCCATAGTAAGCTTTTCGCTAGGCTGTACTGTTAAAACTGAACTTTCAAAGTATTGACTGGTACTTGTAAATCTATATGCTTTAGCACCCCCTACGATTTCCACCGTAGGGGATCCATTTTTAAATACACCAGTGCCGATATTATCTGGTATATTGTACCAGTACACACCGTCACCAACACTCTTACCATTTGCTGCATCTACTGCAAATATTAAGTTGTCAGTGACGATCTTAGGGTTACCATATCCAATGCTCATTAAACTTCAAACTCCACAGTTAGTTTGTCAACATCTTTACGCTCGCCGTACACTACGTAGAAGCAATCAGTGTTGTTAGAGAACCAAGAACCGTTACCAACGATAACTTTGTTGTCTTTGATATCTTTAACGTATAGCTTCTGGAATCGACCATTTGCTGTTAGTTGTACAGTGATCGAATCTTCGTGTACTAGACCAACCCAGTAATCAGGTAGTTCAATTACGTTAGTACCTTGTAGACGACCACGCACATATACACCGTTCTCAGGACCCTCAAGAGAGCCGTAACGTAGTTTGTAACCTTCTTTAGTCGGGTGATCAATTGTAAACGACTTCTGGGTAGCAGTTAGTAGTCCAGCAAAGTTTGCATCACCAGACCCACCGTAGATTTCAACTTTTGGAGCGGATGTAAAGTCTCTCATACGTATTACATCATTCCAGACTTCAACAGTAGTACCCACTTCAAGCTTACCAACTCCTACTGTATTCGTAGTAGTATTACCACGAGTAGTAACAGTATCTAATGTATCGCTTTCTGCAACAGAGGTAATATCGCTTAGTAGTGCTACTGTACCAGAAGCATCTGGAAGTGTAATTGTACGATTAGCAGTTGGATTAGCAGCATCAATAGTGGTGTCATAAGACGCACCTTTAATTTTTATCGTACCATTAATGGAAAGACTGTTATTTGTAAAGGTACCTACAGTAGAGCCATTAACCCACACATCTAGATTAGCTAAGTTTGTTTGAATAGCAAAACTAGAAGGATTGCTTCTACCATAACTTAAGCCACCGATCCACGTAGTTTGATCACTCTCATATACATTGATCTCAGCAATACCGATAGGAGTATCTTGTGTATAAACTTTTAACTGATTCCAGTTAGCTGAAGAGTTAACCAATTCACCAATATTAGTAGCGGTAATATTACCCCCATTAACTATCAGGTCTTGACCTATAGTCATATTACCGGTAGAATCTATGAGCGTTGTTTCTCTATTTAAACCACTTGTAAGGTTATCCGAAGATGCGTAAACCTTAACGCCACCCTCGCCAGCTAAACGAATAATTTCATCGTTAAATGAAGCTTCAGACATAACCGAATCGGCTTCGCCTGTTGTAATAGTCAAATCTTGATCTGTACGGCAATTAATTTGATCTACAAACAATTTACCATTAACGGTAAAGTCACCATCAGAGTGATTATGATTGTGACTATCGTTACCGACAACAGTCGGAATACTTACTGTCCAGTTTCCGCTACCGTCTACTGAAGCGTTTCCTGAACCAGTTACATCACCAGTAAGAGTTACCGTGTTAGTTCTAGCCGTTGTCCACTTGTCAGCGTTAGGGTGATACCCGTCATGGAATACTTTGTTTAAACTACCTAGGGTTTCCCCTCCCGCAAAAATTTCACCCAAAACGTTTAGTGATATATCACCTGTAGAAGGATGCTGAACATTAGTTGAGGAAGGGCCTAATACAAGACCATACCCCGCTAAATTTAATTCAGCATCAAATTCATTAAATGTGAGTGCAAGACCTTGGTTGTTATCTGTATCAAACTCTATAGAAGGATAATTTCCTGTAGTTGTATTAGGCTCATAAAGTCTTATTCTAGGATTTGTTTTAGAAATTACTAAATCGCCAGTTAATGTACCACCTGCTAATGGTAGATGCCCCACTTGAGAATAGGTATAAGCTGTATCCCAGTTAGAAATTGTTGATCCGTTAATGGTTCCGATATTAGTTAAATTACGATTTGAGTCTATAACGGTTGTGCCACTAACGCTTATACTGCCATCAACGTCCAACGCTGTAGCGGGGGCACTAGTACCAATACCAAAGTTGTTGTTGACCCAGACGTTACCTGTGTCGGCTACTACAAGAGATGCTGCATTAGTATTATTAGAATTAGTGCCGAACGAGATACCATTATTATTATAATATCTCGTAATATCTGAGCCAAGAATAAACCCAACGTTACCAAATGCTTCTGTCCCATAATCAAAGTAGTGAGCGCCATCGTCATTATATGTTACACACGCCTTACCAGCAGTGATTGCCTTAGTAGAGTTAATGTAGTTAATTGTGCTTTTTACAAAGATTCTACCAGTGTCTCTCAACAAGAACATAGGGTCATCGTCTTTGACGCTAACGCTATTGGAAGGCAATGCAGTGTCAAGATTGAGATCGCCACCAACAACAACCCTACCACCAGTTTCTACCCAAAGTGAGATATAAGCGGCAGAGGCATTATTAGGTCTTTCTGCGATTGTCAAGTTGCCTTCAGTGATAAAGGAAGAACCTTGCTCTACGTAGTTTTGACCATAAAGCGTTACGTTAGCATAACCGGACCACACTGATCCTTGACGCATTAGCAAATTAACTTCTTCGATTGCGCCCGAGTTCTGATAGAAGTATGATTCGTATAGTTCTACTTTCCATCGACCTAATCTTGTGCCAGACATGTATTTCGCACTATGAATAATCGAACCTAAACATATTAGTCTGTTTCTGGCGCCATTGAAATTATCAAGTCGAACATGTTGACAAGAATGGAATTGTAGATTGTCACCAATAGTAGTGTCTTCCCAAGTGGCTCCAAGACCAATGAGATACAATGTTGACTCTACGTTCTGGAATCTAACTTGATCAGTGACATGAGTTTGCGCTTGAAGTAGAATACCTATCTGAGTGGGTAGATTTGCACCGAAATACGTGTTTTCATCTATTCCAGCAACAGCATGAGTGTTGACCCACTCTGCGGCTTCAGATAGTGTTGTGAACCATAAGTCATAAGTATTGGCTGCAGGTTGAGTATCACCAACGTTTATGATAAAGGCATTATCTCCAAGATAACCCGTTGCAGACCAAGTTAAGTTTGGATCAACAGTAGTTTTTGGCACTACACCGATACCGTTGATTGTAGTAGCGTTTACTGTTGTAGCATTAACAGTTGTGATATTACCAGTTGTAGCATTTAGGGTAGTAGTGTTTGCTGTCGATGTAGTTACTGTATTAGACGAAATGTTATTAGCAGTTACGTCAAACTTAAAGACAGCGGGTGCCCAAAAATCAAATGAACCATTTGTGCCTGAATTAAGAAACTCAAGAGTGTCTGTATTATAGTCATACTGAATCGTGGCTGCACTACCTTGAAAAGATAGCACCGCATAATCAGTATCGTTAGCAATATTGATTTCACCAGACGTTAGCAGATAGCCGTAGTTGCTGATTTCACCTTCTGTAGTATAATCACCAGTCTGGTATGTGGCACCTTTGATATTTCCATAGAAAATTACATCTTTATTAAAAGCCCACGAGTCGTAAGTAGCATCATATGTGATAGATGCGTTTGCTCCATCAACAGTAATACCCGCACCATTTGCGGCAGCAGAATCAACGGCACCCTTAGCAAGGGTAATGTTTAGATCGTCAATGTCAAGCGTAGTTGAGTTTAGTGTAGTTGTAGTACCGTCAACTTGCAAGTTACCTTTAATGACAACAGTACCGCCTGCATCACCAGCGGCTGGTGCAGGGTCAATCCAAATAGTTTGGTTACCTTCAATGACAGAGATTGCATTTGCATCGCCAGTATCGCTACCTAGAATAATCTTAGAAATCTGAGATCCAGATGAGCTATCATTACGCATTAATTTTAATGCAGTTCCGGCGTTACCAACGATGAATGACATAGTACCACTGGTACCATCAGAGCCGCTAATGTACGTTGGGAATGTTGTACCAAAGTAAATATTTTGACCACTATCTATTTCAAGATCACCACCTTGAATATATGCAGAAGTGCCTACACCACCGTTACCCTGTACTACTAAAGTTTTGAATGTACCACGACCACCAGCAACAATGTTTTTAGCTACACCAATGCCACCAAGAGTAATAATAGAGCCAGTTGTTGTAGTTGTAGAATCTGTAGTTGATCCCACACGAAGAGTTTTAGCTACACCAACACCACCCTTAACTACTAGCGCTCCGTTAGATGTTCCTGTGCTATCTGTAGTTGGCTGAATAGTAAAAGCTGTATTACTTGCAGTAAACGACTCAACCGCAGTGCCGTTAGACGCACTAGATGTTCTAACAGCAAATGTACCGTCAGTGTTAATAAAGTCAACAATCTTAGCAACAGATCCAGTGCCACCAGCACTTGTTCTCATACCAAATGCTACACTGTCAGATGTTGTGTTTGTGTTCTTAAGTGTTAGAAGATTAGAGTAACCAGTTGGGTATGCAAGAGAATAATCGTACTCAATTGTAGATTGCTTACCTGCGTAAATCGCACCAGTAACACCTAGACCACCATTAACAGTCAATGCGCCAGTCGAAGTGCTAGTTGAAGCTGTCGTATTTGTTATGCTAATGGCTGAAGAAGTTGAAGCTCCACGTCCAGTTACGGTTGCTAAAGTATCGCTCTCGGCAGTTAAGAATCCACCGTAGTTACCTAAATCGTTGTTGAATGCAGATAGCTTAATCTCATTGATCGACTTACGTGAAGCCGCTGTAGCGTCACCATCTTGTACGATAATTTCTGTATTCGATGTAACATCAGCGATCATATCAGTCAATTCTGTAAAGTCGAGACTGAAATCAGTACCAGATAGAGCTAGACCATTACCAGCAGTGTAAGTAGTGTCAGTAGAAGAAATTACAATCTGATTTCCAGCTTGTTGCTGTACATTTACATTAGTTCCTGCTACAATAGAAACATCATCAACAGATGTATCTCCGCCAGACGCACTAAGACGAATGTAAGCAGTGCCAGCAGTACCAGAGTCTACAGCACTTAGATCGTAGTTTACGATTTCTGAGGTAAGAGCAATTGTACCTGAACCACTAAGATCAAGAATGGTATCTTCGGTCGGTTGAATTACGTTGATAGTTACAAACTTGCCGTTAGCAAATTGATACTTCAACTTACCTTTTGTTGTAATGTCACCACCAGACGTAATTTCATCTTGTACGTCTAGACCATTCTTAACTATGAAGTTTTTATTGATAGTAGCCAAGGTTCACTCTCCCCAAATAGCTATTGATAACAGATAGATTTAATTGTATTTATAAAGAAAAAGGAGAGCCGAAGCTCTCCTTTGTTTGTGTATGAAAGAATCTCTTATGCTTGAGATTCAGTCCATGTTACACGACCCGCTACTTTTAGCGGTGAACCTGCGTTAATCTCACCAGTATCAACTGGCTTGATTGCGATTGTCAAGATATCTGGTCCGTTCGGGAATACACCGTCACCACCTAGAATCGCATTACCCAAGTCTGTGATCTGTGAAAGATCAAACTCAGATGTGATCTGTAGGCGTTTACCAGTTACTTGGTCAATCGTACCACCCGATGCACGTAGAGATAGAATCAATGATCCACCGCTAACCTTATCACCTACTTGGTGCTTAATCAAGTTAGATAGTGAAGGGTTGGTTACATTTTCAAAGTTCAAGTTGTCAAGTGATCCGTTAAGAATTACGTCAACATCACAGTCATGCGATACAGTAATACCTAGCTCTCTCAATTGCAACTGCATTCTATTAATGATTTCACGTGCACCTAGCTCACCAGTCAAGTTGTTATCAACTGAAGGCGCTAGACGAATAGAAATCAACGGTACATCGCTACGTAGCAAGTCTGCCGAGTCTTCGCCACCAGTAAATGGCGCACCAACAGAAACCTGCGTAGAACTTGGAACGCTAGGGTATACGCTTGGCGCTCGTCTACTCTTCGTGATAAAGATGTATACGTAGATAGTGCCACCATACTGTTGCGAGTAATCCACAATTTCACCATCTAGTTCACCACCACTTGTATAGAGAGGCGTACCAGAAGAGAACGGGTTGGTATTCGTATTGAACTGTAATCTTACATACCAATTGTACTCTCTGTTACCAGCCCAGCTAGATACTAATGTAGAGGCACTCGCAGTAGTTAACACAGTCGAGTCACCGTTTGTAAATACAAGCGGATTTGATGCCGCTGTAAATAGATACGCCTTATCGTCATCAAATGTACCATCCATGATGATCGAAGTACCCCAGTGGAATAGACCAGGTACGTATGTCGGTGAACCATAGTTGATTACTTCATAACGTGCTGGAATGTTACCAGAACGCATATAAGCTTCTTCTAGTCGGTTGTTGTGGATAAATTCGTGCATGTAACGAACATGACCGTAAGTATCTTTGAAACCGAAGCGAATCTTACCAGCACCGTACCAAGAGTAGTCAACGTAAGCCATCTGAATCTTAGTCTTATCAAAGATGTAACCAGAAGGACCAGTTCCATCGGCTCTGTCTAAATTCCATTGGGTTTTAGGTACCTTAAGGTCTTCTGTCATAGTCATAATAACGTTTGTAGCATTGATACCACGATAAGATGGTTGAATATGTAAAGTAGTATTATTAACTACTCTAGTAATACGATAAGACATGCCACGAATTACTACATAGTCACCATCTTTCAACTGACCAATCCAGCGAGTGTCGTTACCAGCTACAACGTTTTCACCATTAGAAACGTTAACTGTACCTGGAAGCTGAGTCACCGAACTTCTACGACAAGCGTACAATTCGTTACCATCGTATTCAAAGTACATACCATTTTGATAGTCAAATAAACCAGCACGAATAGCTGCATCACCGTAGCCATCGATATTATACTTGATAATACCGTTAGGCGCAGATGTACGAATGCGACCGCCATGAGGATATCGGAACATATAGTCAGTAGCGTAATCAACATCAAAGGTACCATTATATGTATTGTCGCTAGCGCCGTCAATTGTTACGGTGTTGCCGGCAACTAGACCGTGCGGTAATGATGTATACACATACGCATAACTACTGTTACCAGTAACACGTAGAGCAATACGTGAAGGGTTAAAGTTAATCGCAAGCGATACTTGAATGCCCTTACCAGATTGGTAACGGAAGTACTTACGTGTTTGACGTACAATTGAACTATTAGGTGAAGTACCAGCAGTAATCTCTACGCCACCATCAAATGGTCTATGTGTGTACGTGCCGTTAGGTCTAACGTTAATCTTAGTTTCAACATAGTATGATGTGCTAGCTAATGATATCGGAGATACTGCATTAATAGTCATTTCAGTATCAGTGACAACCGAAGCAATTGTAGCTTGAATATACTCATTTGGAGTAACTGTAGAATCCCTAAATCTAACAACATCACCAGCTTTGAAGTAACGCTTGAATAGTGTGTCAGTACCATTAATTTTTGAGCTACCAGAAACTAATTCAACTGTACCTAAACCAGGAGAAATACCAGAAATAACTGGAGATTCTATTCTAAATGTACCAGTAGCACTAGTAATGTCAATTGCTATACCAGCTCTTGCGTTATCCTCAGTATCAGCTAACTGAATATTGTCCGGTCCAAGCACGATAGCGTAGTAGGCGTTACCAGAAGTTAGACCACCAGCAGATCCAGAGTCTGCTCTAAATATGACATATTGCACATCAGCAAACTTGTGATCAGGCACTTCAATCGAATCGGCCGCTGGATCTATGCTTATAACCGGAATATTACGTGAAGGTAGTACGCCACTTGTTGGTAGAATGATAGTGTAGTCTGCCGCTTCTTCTATAGTGTAGAAGTTATCTGCTCCACCTATGACCTCATCAGTATACAACTGAACAGCTCCGCTTCCTGCGCTGTTGAAGTCATAAGCACTGCCACTATCATTAGTCAAGCGAATTCTAGTACCAGATACTATCTGGGCAGATGCCTGAGTTGTACCGCTTGGATCCAAAGAAGGCTTTTGTAGAGTGTTTATTACAGATTGCGCTAACCCAGAAGCCATCTGAGTACCATCCTCTATAGTACCGTTGCCGCCGTAGTAATTACTAAAGTTTAGATTGTTGCTTCGTATTGGAATAGTAACCGCAACCTGATATAAACTACGTGCGTTAGTACCACCGTTATCGACAAAAGGCTCACGTGAATAGTAGTTGGAGCTCCAACCTGGACCATACTCATTCCATCCAGTATTAACTATTGAAATCCTAGTGTGGAGATATGCCATATAGTTACTGTATGCATACTGGAATCTGTATGCAAATGAATAAACCCAATTGTCACCTGGGTAGTAGTAGCTGTATGATCGATTGTTTGAGCTATATCCCCAATAGTTGTAGAGATACCAGTTTCTGTATCCGTACCAGTATGTGATACCAGTATCTTCTGGTATTTGCCAAACCTGCATATAGAATGGAGTTTCTTCTCCCTGTGGAGTCGGTGATACAACAGAGTAGTAACCTAAACCGTTAGCAGGAGTTGATGCCAAAACATCGAAAGCTTTACCAGTTGCAAAATTACCTAATTGGCTGTAGTAGGCTGTGTAGTAATTACTATTAAGCGATGATACACGGTAAGTCTCGTACTCGTGATTAAATCTGAAGTACTGGTAATCACCAGTATCATTAAATTGAGTAAACGAGCCTGTATTTGGGTAGTAATCATCTATACCTTGCCAGTATAATCTACCATGACGGTCTGCATCCTGATCATTCAAATTTGGAATATATGTTTCATCTATGTATTTGTATGCAGAATCATATATACTTTGTACTGTATCATATGCCGTCCATTTTGGAGTAATTATACCAGAGTTTACTGTAGGTGCAGTGCCTGTCGTATTTGTGAAATACAAAGTCTGACCATTGAATAGAGAGTGACCGCCATCAATGTAGAAGGTGTCTCTATTTTCATTAGTGATATTAGCATCAGCATTGTATTGACCATTAGCAGACCAAAGTCTATCTAGATTTGTTACTTTGAATTTGTCTGGACCAACGGCTGTTACAGCACTCGTTAACGGTAATGATCTACTTGATACGTAAGAAGTTTGATAATATTGTGTGCTGGTATCTGTACGTACCTGGGGGTTAGAACCAGTACTCAAAGATAGAGTTACAGTATCTCCAGTATTTAGACCATGACTAGCCGCATGAAATGTATCGGCTTCTGGATCAAAATCCAATGGAACATAGAACATAGTTCCGTCAGTTGGGAAATAGCTGAACGTACCACTTGCAGTACTAAAACCGTTAGCGGCATATACTCTGAAGTAATATCTATCAGGGTACATCGAATTATATTGATTGTTAGCGTACATTGTACGCCATTGGTTGAAATCTTCAACGAAGTTGTAGTTGTTTGACGATGAACCAGTGCCACCAAATGTAAAGTTGCTACTAACATATGTACTATAGTAAGGCATGTAGCTATAGGTTAGGAGTCTATAATTTATAGAGTAATACCCTAGTTTATATGCAAGCATATGTCTATTTGGATATCCAATTAGTCCGTGATAACCACCCATTCCATTTTCAACAGTGTAATTACTATTGACCTTATCGGCTCCAGATCGTGTTCCACCTTGCTCCCAAGCCGCATGATAAAAATAAGAGTATCTATCACGACTACTACGATACATATAACGAATATCGTACACTAGAATAAACTGGTGTTGTCCGAAGACATGTGTGCCAGTGTTACTTAAGTTGATAGTAGAGTTACCACTATAGTTACCATTATCTGTTTGACAAAGAGTTATGTCATCTCCGTTTACAGTTTTAACGTAGTAAAATTGAAAACGCTCTAGGCCACCAATAGGGAGATCACCTTGAGAAGTTATGTACAACAAAGCATAACCTGGTTGAAGCTCATGGCCCGGTAATGTTATAGTGTTGTTTGTGACATTGATATCACTTTGCAAGATCTTATATGAATAAGACCCTTTCATTTCTTTAGTTTCTGTCTTAGACATATCTAACGATAAACTAACAGGAATAGTGTCGGCTACATCTAGATATGGTCTACCATCTGGAGCATTAGCAGTAGTATCAACTATATTATAGAAATACTTTGCGATAGTATTTGTAATATACAAACTACTACCTACTGCAAATCCATGAACGTAAGTAGTCTGTACAGTGATTGTAGACGGATCACCACCGTCTGTGCGAATACCAGTAGGAGTATCATAGTTTACATCTGCACCAGCATAGAACTGACCTGGAGTAATAGTTGTATATGCAGATTTCAAATCTTCAGTGAATTGTGAATTTCTAGAAGCTTTATATACAAATGAAGTAGGTGAAGGTACAGAAGTTACTAGATACTTACCTTCAGCAGTAATACGATTTAGACCTTGAACGTCAATCGGTGCACCTACGCTGATACCATGAGGATCAAGAGTTTGAACTTCAATTGCAGAGCTACCTTGTGTTGCTTGAACAGAGATTACATCAGGAATGATGTAGTCTGATTGTGCAGAGAAAAACGAAGGAATGTTATTAACAAGCTCGACAGTTTCCCACTTAGAGGGCTGGAGACCGTACTCAAAGTCGGTGTCAATCAAGTTTTGTGGATTTGATACACGAAGCTTGTTTACAGGATCAATGAATGATTCAGATGGTTCAAATATACTATAATCTTTCTCTATAAAAATTTGAAGCGTATCGTCATCAGACATTGCCGTAGTATCATAATCAAGCGTTATGATAGTGCGATCTGTTACAGCGTCAATGGCATAATTCGATATACCGTGAGTCAAGTTGTTAAACGTGTAAATAGTTTGGTGCGTGGTCGTATTGGTGATAAGAAGTATTCTTTCTCTTAGATGAATACCTCCAATGTACACCTTTCGTGCCGACGCATCGAACTCATATGTTGTTATTAGTTTCTTACCCATTGATTATAAACCTCATTTCTAGATGGTCTCCAACGAAAATTGTATTACCAAGCTATTTATGTCTACACGTGAATTCTAGTTACACGTATTGTAACGTTGTCCAGATTTGTGTCAGTAGCAAGTAGTCTAACTTGTCCAGCAAGAATGTCTGCATCAACACCGCTTAATACAGAAGTCGTCCCAGTATTAATTTCACCATATTGTGTTAGATAAACATCAGTGCCGTCATGCACAACTAGAACTTCTAGCGCTTGAATACTGTTAGGAGTAGTTGCAGTACTAACAGCTTCTATGATATACTTAACTGTGGTATAATCAGCTACAGCAAACGCATCAATCGCAAATGATCCAGTACCCGAAACGGCTCTAGTAGTTTTTAATGACCATTCAACTGGTTTGCTAGTTAGATTCTGATAGTCAGGTCTAATGCCAGAAAAATCAACATTAATATCACCTAACGCACCACTTCTACCTAGAGACAATACATTGATATCCGGATCAAACGAAGCGTTATCTAAGAACTGATCAGTATCAACATCTGCGTCAATGATGATACGTTGGTTGACTTCATCCCAAGAAACTAATGTACTACCTGTACCAACAAACTCAACAAAGTCTGTACTAACGTCACTACCTACAAGCTCAAGTTGAACAGTATTGTTAGCTTGACTAGAACCATCTAGAGTGTAAGTTGTATTGACTACAGTTTCAGTGCCAGTAGTGACAGATTGAATGTGACCGAATTCGTCTACATTAATATTCTGGATGTATGTACGACCAGAGTTTGCAGTATTTGCAAATGAAGACGTATCACCGTGATCAATAGTGATCGTAGTTGCGCCAGTATCGTTTACTCCGAATGAACCACTGTTCGCAAGACCGTTGCCACCTTCTACAGTTATTGTACCAGCACCAATAGTAG